CAGATAGTTCATTTTGATATAGGTGATAAAAGATTGCTATGTTTTGTGACATAATTTTGGTAGAACTCTTCAAATTCACATGGTCCGTGAAAATATCGTTTTCCCTCTCTGTTATATATGAACGGCACATTAAACTTTACTAACTCTGCTAATATCTCATCTGTGATTTCCTTTCCTGCGTTACTTACTTCTAACCATTTACCATAAGGCCAATCCTTTACACTCACCATTATACCAATATCTTTAGGAAACATCCACTCTGGCAAAATTCCTTGGGACCAAAAGCATTGGTATCTTTTACATTGAGCAGGTCTATTGGGATGTATTGAACAACCCTCTTTAATAAACCTACAGGGATTACCTGGTGTTATATGTTGTCCATAAACTTCATGACTGAGATACCTACAACATAAATCACACTCACCACATTCTCTAATCTGCTCCATGAAAGAAAAAGAGTTGAACTAATCTACAGTCATCATATGTAGTTCCAAACCAATCCCCATTTGAATGCCATAGAAAAGGATTAAACATCACCAAACGATTATATTTAAATCCAATATTATCAGTCTCTATCCACTTAGATTCATCCTTTCCTTCAATGTTAAAAAAGTTTACCATATCACCATGAGAGTTGATACCATACTTAGCACCTTCCTCATTAGTAGGAGCTGTCTCCCATCCTGTTTCCTTGTGCTTCCAGAACTTTGTCCCTGCTGTTGGATGAAAGGTAGGAGTAAGATAAAGAACACCTGCCCATACTAATCCTGGATTTGGGTCAAAATGAATGTGCTGCGAACCATACTGTCCTTCTTTTGTTATTCTAAAATATGAACACTTATTCTCTGGTTTTATAACAAGTTGTTGTCCTACTACATCAGAACATGCCTGAGTCATTTCTTCCTGACCATGAGTATCACAACTATCCCTTCCAGGCCAGTTCTTACCACCTAATCTTTCAAACTGTTGTTCTAATGCATATGCTCGAACAGCATCAGGATTATCTAGAAAATCATCAACAACAATTAAATTTCTACGTTTCATAGTATTTTTAATAAATCGTTTTTAACGTCTTCAAAAGGTTGATTCCAATCTCCTTGAACTGACTGTGTATATATTCTCATTTTATCACCAAACCAGAAGTCTTGCAACCACAAATAATAAGGATTACTAGGCCCAATAGGAACCACTGTCCATATAGGTTTATTTAATCCTGCACATACAATAGGAATATTAGTAGAGCAACTAATCGTTAAATCTAATTGAGAGATTGCAGCAAATGTATCATCCCAAGTATCAAACCATGATCTTCCATGTTCATGAAGAGGAATGACATTAGAGGGTATATCATCAATTCCATGTTCCTTATGTAAAGAATATAACTCCACATTAGGAAGAGAACCCAACTCTTCAAAATACTGAGAAGGAATGATACCACCATTTCTTTCAATATGGGGATCTCCTGTCCATCTCACTCCAATCTTAAATTTATCACTAGGAGGTATAATTCTTTTCCATTTAGTAAGATATTCCTCAGTTGATTCCAAATAAGGTTCAATAGGAACTTGATCCTGATTAAGATTCAATGCAATAGGGACTTCACCCAGAGGAACCCAGTAATCATAATCCTCAAAATCTTCTACCTCAGTAATATGAATTACCTTATCAATACTTTTTATTCTTGCAATAATATTATAGGATGACCAATAATTAGTCGCAAAAACCACTTTCATTCCATTCTTAACAAAATTATAAGAGAACTTTGCCCCAAATAATTCATCACCTATTCCAGCTTCACCAGTAATTAATATAGTTTTTCCTGCTTCAGGTATTCCCTTCCAAATAGGTTTTTTATGTTTATAACTATATGCACCCCAAAGAGGAGGAGTCATCCTCTCTCTATGCATCTTCACTAAAAGTTCTCTAAATTCTAAAGGGTTGCCCATTGTGCTAGTGTCTCTCTTGCTATTCTCAAAGATTTTGGTTTATCACCTGTCCCCACATGAATAAGAAAAGGTCTTTGCCAATCTTCTGGACATATACCTTGATACTTTAATCCATACTTTGCAAGATTAAAAGACAATGCAAACTCATCTGCATAGTGTCCCCATCCACGATTCCACTCGCCTGGTTCATCATTGTTTGGAACTGCTAAATCAGAAATTTGTTGTGATGTAAGTGGTATAGGTTCCCATAGATCATGAGTTAAATTAGATGTTACCACAAAGTTAGTAGCAATTCCTACATCTCTACCATCCCTTTTAAAATATGGTATTCTATCGGCATAATACTTCGTGCTAATATTATAATTATCATTGAATGCAACATAAGCAGGATCCTTTACGATCTGCTGCACATCAGGAAAATGAGGATGAATTAACATGTCGGCATCACATAACATGTTTAAGTCAGCCCCCATACCATCCCGAAACACCTGCATCTTTTCATAGTTAATAGGATAATCAGGAAACTTCCTTTCTGTTATCAAATTAATTTGAAACCCATGCTTTTGTGCGTAAGATTGAATAGTAGGAAAGGTTAATGCAAATAACTCTGGAAAGAAATCATTGATATTAAGGACATGAATAAGTTTTCTCATTATAAAAATGTCTCCTCTATTTTTAAATTGAGATCTGAATTCTCAGATAATGAATAAGGTGTTTTATTCTCTTCCCATAATTTTATAGCATGTTCTGGTCTCCATGTAAAGGGAAGATCTCTCGAAACTGACATGTGCATTACATAAGGATCAAGAGGCATAAACATCTTTACATGCTCACTCCATAAGTTACTAATAGTATCACCTTCCCATCCAGCTGCAGGAGTTCCCGTTACTTGTAATCGATCAAAAGTTTCTTTGTGTTTCTTAAATACTTTTGCCTTAAGCATAAATGTTTCGTGAGTATACCATGTAGTTTGATAATATCCTGTGGGTGTAGGTAATACGGTACAAGGTCTTACATAGAAATCAAGAGAAGTATTTCTAGCATAAGGAAACATTTGAACAAAACATTGAGGGAAAATCCCAATATCATTATCAGTTCTTCCATCAAATTGTGCCACTTGCAAATCAGTTTCCTTATCACTTTTTCCCATAGACCACAAACTTTTTCTCAAAGTATCACGAGGACCAACTACATTTACCAAATAATCTAGATAATCCCATGTTAACAACATCCTTTTGATTGCATCAGGATAATGAAGGTGGTCATCATCTACAATATACACGAAATCTTCATCAGGTAAATTATAAATGTAATCATAAGCCACCTTCACAGAAAATCTTGATTGTGCATGAGGATTTTGTCCTTCTGTATCCCTATCTCCTAAAAAATCAAACGTAACTTTCTGCTTTGACTCTTCACATATTTTTGTAAGACTCTCTCTAAAATATTCACTAGATCTATCATCAATAATATGGTAGTCTACATCCTCAAGATTCTCCATATTCTTAAGAACAGAGTTCACGCATCTAAGAGCACACTCTGTCTTATTCACAATCCTTTTTGACTGGATTGAAGCCTTATCACAGGTTCTGGTAATAATATGAAGCATCAGTGTAAGTTACCTGCAATAGAAATTCTATAGTCATCACTAGTCTGAAATGGATAAACTATATGTAAGAGTTTAGCAGGGAACATTACAACTTTGGCTTCCCATCCACTCTCTACAAACAGAGGGCAATTTGCAATCGTACCCAATGCTGTAGTATAAACAAACTGAAAAGTAGATGATAATTCTACTGTTCTTGAATTCTTACAATTCTCCATATTCCTTTCATCTTCTAATTTGAATGGAACATACAACCATGCAACAAAACTCAAAGTGCCGTCATGATTATGAAGAGGATTAACCTCTAGTTTCTTTTGCATATTTACCCATACTGATTCTACTATTAAATTATTATTTGGATTCTCTTTAGGATAATAATTCCATTCTTTTTGATATGCTCTACCCATCTCCTCTAAAAATGGATCAAGAAGTTGTCTACTCTTTGTTATTTCATATTCTTTTGTGATCTGTCCTGCAAGAGAGTTATTCATTCTTACAATATCTCTATCATTAGTATGAATATCAACTATCTCTTTATTAAGAGTTTGATATATCTGAGCAGGAATTTTTCCCTCAGTAAGTCCTATGTTTGGTAAATGTGAATGAGTAAACATTATTTTCTTTCTCCCTTCTCAATATTCATTGAAATACACATTCTCCTTCCTTTTGTAGGTGGAACTTCATGATGTAATATTGCAGGCCATATTGCAAGCATACCATTTTGGGGTTGAAGTGTCAATGGTTGATTATTATCATTTACTCCATCTTTCTGCACACTTTCAAAAATAACAGGAGCACAACCTGGTTCAACATCCACATAATAGGCAACCGCAAAATCAGATGGAAAATGTGAATGTCTCTTTGTCCACTCAGTATCTTCATACATCATAGCCCACATATTAATAACATGGTAGTCAACACTATCACACTCATAATATCCTGCAGAAATAAATTTACATGCATCTATAACTCTATCAATTAATGGTTGGAACTTTGGATTCTCTTTATGAGTTACCCATGAACTGTGCCATGCTTTTACATTACTCTTGGTTGTCTCTGGATTATTGTGTCTATGCTCTAGTATTACCTGCTTCAAATACTTATTCATCTCTACATGATCATCCAGAATGGTAGTAAAAACTGCCATTTGTTTAGGAACATATTGTATTTCTAATGTACTCATGTTTTTGCTACCCTTCCATCTCTAGTAATCGTTGATAAATCATGAGGATTATCATATGCATACACACCATCCTGCACAATTCCAAACATATCAAATCTCATCATTGCATCTGCTGTTGTTATTATACCATGATGTATGGCATATGACACTAGATTCTTTGCCATGATAGGGTCAATAGAGTATGCATGAGCCCTACAAATAAATCTATCTAATCCTTGATGATCTGATGCATGTGGTGGAATAGTATCTTCAGATTTTAAACTACCACGAATCTGTTCACTACCACCCAAGTAAACAATATTATTCAGATAGTTATGTCTTAAATAAGGTTTTACCATTACAGCATCATGTTCTAAAATAACAATAGGCATATCCTTATCAAGACACATACACCACAAGGAGTAGTGAGAAAGAAAACATGCAATCTGAGTCATTAATAGATCTGCTCTCTTTAACCTTAAGAAGTTAAGAAATGCCTGACCCTGTAGAAACTCAGGAACCTTAATAGTTCCCAGTTCTCCTATTGGTTTACCTAAGTCATGATTCTGAACTTTAATCTTAGAGTCCGTCGCATCAAACGCAGGAAACACCTGAACATTAGGTTGTCCTACTTTTTGACAAGACTCAAGACATTGTTGTGTTAGTTTTTGAGAGACTTCATTACCTTGAATAGAGATAATATATGTTCCCTCCACTGCCATCTCAAGTTGACTATAATAATTCATAATGCTTCAGGATAAAAAGTTTCATAATACCAACGATTATTATCTATAACTGCTTTTGATTGTTCTTCGGTCATTACCTTTGGCCACCTTGGTTCTAACTTCTTTAACTTGGTTCCTGTCTTATGATTCACTAGTGCTCTATAAACTGTATCATGTTCATAATAGTCTGGTTTTGGTATATTGTCAAAGTCGTGCTCAAAGTTGGGTTCTCCTAACCATTGATATATCATCTGCAATGTTTCTCTTGGTTTCTCATTAAAATGCTCATGTCTACACAAAAAGAAACTATTTGGATTCTTCCGTGCTACTTCCATTAGATGCGGAAGCATATGTAATGGACGACCTAAGTTAGATGTCCCATCAGTGCAATACATCTCCATCCTGTGCTCAAAGAGTTCTTGATAAAATGGATTCTCTCGGTCTCCATACCCTACTTGAGGATACTTCCATAGAAGAGAATCAAATGAACAGATGATATCTCTTAAGTCTCTCAATATCACCAGATACTTAGAGTTAGGGTCTATTGCAAAGGTATGGGGAAGCCACTCTGACCATGTTCTTCCCTTAGAGAAGACAATGGGTTTATCAGTCATTGCCTCGAACCATCCCTTCATTCCCTGACGTAGGAAATTGATATATGATTTATTTAATACGTCTTTATCTAATGCTATAAATTCTGATACTTCATTTGACCTTTTCTTACATGCATCAAAAAAGTAAGGCATACAGCATGTGCCTGTTGTGAATATTCTTGGATTCTCATTCAAGATATTCATGATAAGTGATGAAGCAGTTCTAGGAAGACCTAGACAATAATGAAGTTGTTGCATAATAAAGTGATTTAATTAAGTGTTTAAATGTGTTTGAATCCAAACATCGTCTGGCTCATTCCTGAAAAAGTCTTTTCATTAGAAAGCCAATCAGTAGAAGTACCCATTTGAACTGGTGATGAATATCCATCTGGATTTTGTTGATTCTGCCCTAATTCTCCATAATTATTAACTCCCCATGTCCATAATGTTCCATCAGTTTTAGAAGCAAGAACTTGTGCATATCCTGATACTACCCTATCCCATGTAGTACCAGGAATTTGTTTTGGTGATGAATATTGTGTTTTATTATTATGTCCTAATTGTCCATTCGCATTACGTCCCCATGACCACAATGTTCCATCAGTTTTAGTTGCCAACATCCCATCATCACTACCAGTCTGACATTTCCAAGTAGTTCCAGGTAGTTGAACTAACGTAACAGATGGGCTAGTACTATTTTGTCCCAATGCTCCATAACCACCACTTCCAACCACCCATAATTCTCCGTCTTCATTAATAACGGCGTTACTAGCTCCATAATTTCTTCCCACTACACTCCAATTAGTTGCAGTTCCTACTTGAGTTGGTGATGATCTACTCACACTGGTAGTATTAAGTCCTAATGAACCCCAACCAGCATATCCCATTGCCCATAATGTTCCATCAGTTTTAATTGCCCATGTGGTGTGACCTTGCATATAATACTTATCAAATCCACTTGCCCACGTAGTATCAGTTCCTACTTGCATTGGTGATGAATAATTTGTTGTATTATTCTGTCCTAACCCTCCATAATCTTGCGTCCCCCATGTCCATAATGTACCATCAGTTTGAACTCCCATAGCAGCATTTTCATTACCAGACCCAATAGCAGAAGTCCATGATCCAGGTACTTGAGTTGGTGAGGAACGATTTGATCCACCATTTAATCCTAATGTTCCTGCACCAGCATAACCTCCCCATGTCCATAGTGTATTATCAGATTTAATTCCAAATGATGACCTGGGTGCAGCGTTTCCACCTATAAATCCTCCAGGAACTTGTATTGGTGATGAGCGATCAGCAGCAAAATTATTATCTAATTGTCCATCACCCCCCCGTCCCCACACCCACATTTGTTGATCTCCAACATACCCACCTGTAGTTCCTGCGACTGCTTGGTCATACCATTCATCTAATATCCATGTATTGGTTCTTTGAGCAGGAGTAGCCATTATACTTTAGAGGATCCTTTGAACCTATTTATCCCTAAAATCTCCTCACATTTATCATAGAAGTAAACATTATATATCTGTTCACGAGCAGAGAATAAATGATAGAACATTTCTACTCCTAAATGATTAGAATAGGTAGTACCAATACCCCATTCTCCACGACCTTTCCCAAGATCCCAGACTCCTTGCTTTGGTCTACGTTGGAAGTGAGTTGGTGGATACATCTCCACTTCTAATCCTCTTTCTTGTGCTGCATATGTATAATATCCACATGTGTCAGCCTTCCTATGATCAGCTTTAACTGATAATCTTCCAAAGTCCTCATACATCTGACGAGTCAAACAAAATGCTGATGGTGCAACATAATTATGCTCATCATTATCTAAATGCATTCCTCTTTGTACATTACCAATCAACTTTCCTTTCTCTGCTTGCTCAAAGGTATATTCAAATGCATAAGCATTCAAAGGAATACAATCAACATCCAATAGAAGAACAGTATCATATTTTTGTTCTACAAATAACTGATTAAATCCATAGTCAACTGCGTCAGGATGAATAACCTCCTCTCCATGTGTCTGAGAACATAATGGAAGAAAGTCTGCTGTTGTATTAAATTTTTTTACCACTTCATCTTGCAGTCTTACGATATCAGTATCTAGAGATAGATTGAAGAATGTAAATATTGCTCTCTTCATGGTTTTTTCCAGTAACCATCATTTACTTTTACATATAAGTTACCTGACACCACATATCTGGGTTCTTCTAATGGTAACTGCCTACTCCTATGAGCCAACCAACCAGGAAATATAATCCATGTATTTTCTATTGGTAATATCTCCTGCATTCTGGTTCCATGTGCTGGTGCTGTTCTTGGATCATGAAACTCAGTTCCTCCACCAGTTCCATCACCAGGATCATGAAGATAATATACACCAGCAAGGAATGCAGGATTATGATCGTGCCAAGGATTCGTTTCTTTCTGATCTATAGACTTCCATCCTTTATATACCCATCCCCCTGATCCAGTAAACTCCAAACACTCTTGATTCTGACAAAAATTTTCTGTAACTGTAAGATAATTTCTACAGGCCGTATAAAATTCTTCTCTTAACTTTTTCCAAATAGGTGGTGCATCATCTCTGAATAACATTACATGAGTTTGATACTTAGGTGTTAAGTCATTATCAGTATACATCTTCTGCTCTATCATCCAATCCGTACAAGCCATCATCTCTTGCTTGTCCTGAGGGGTGATGGATGGACATTTACTCCTTACTATATGAGTAGGGAATAAATCATATTTAATAGTTTCTACGTGATCTACCATTTCCAATTCTCCATAATTTCGTATAGTTTATCTATTGTCTTATCCCAACTATTATACTCCATTTGCTGCAATACCACAACATTATCAGGATACCATCTCATATCCTTTGTTTCCCATGTTATATATCCTAAGAGTGGAGGAAGAACTATCACTCTTGCTCCCATTGCACCAGCTAAGTGAGCAACAGAAGTGCATGAAGTAATCACCAAATCTGCCTCTTCAAAGATATCATAGGTATCATTCCATGTTTTAATACTTGGAGCAAGATCCCATACGTTTGCATTCTTAGGTAAATCACTATCTTCAAGTTGAATAGAGAATAACTGCCCAAACTTTTCAAGTCCTAACATCTTCTCTATCGGAATACTTCTAAACTGCTCATGTTCAAACTGAGCACTTCCTTTCCAACGAATACAAATCTTCTTCCGACCATTCGCAACCCTATTCATCTCAGGAACAGGGTTTGCTCTTCTCTTAAAATATGGAAAAGTAACACCTTCCATAGGATCATTAAGTCCTAAAAAGTAAGGAGCTGACATGGCAGGAACATACTTATCCCACTTAGTCTTCACTATATCTTCTGGTTCATAAAGATTTTGATATCCACATGAACCCAATAAAGGCATTAATGCTTTAGGAGTGAAGATCTTTACTGTCTTACAATATTTCTTAAAGTGTTCTACATAACGAACAAATATCATTCCATCACCCAATCCTCCTTCAAGATAGAAAGCAATGGTATCTACTGTCTCACCATTCCATCTATACTGCTCACCTATATTATAATCCTTCCTTAATATCCATTCATGTCCCCATACTCTTAATTCATCTATCGCACCTGCACGAATATACTTATAACCTTCTTGAAATTTATCTTCTGCTAATAAGTGCCATCCATAATTAAATGATGCCCGTACATTTGTATCTGCAATCGGAGCTAATAATTTTCTTGTTTGGTTTAATTTACCTTGGGCTGTCATATACAATCCCAAATCTACAATATAACCCTCATTATTTTTATATTTTTTAGGAAGAGATCTGAGAATTGCTTCTGCCTCTGGTGCTCTTTCTAAGTAATAAAGAATCTTTGCTTTGTGTATAAGAACATTTGGATCTGGAGTTACTTTCTCTATACACTCCAATGCCTTACTATAATTCTTTTCTTCATGATGAATCCCTGCTAAGAGAAACATTATATTGTCATCTTTTTGATTTTTTAGATATGCAATCGCAAGTTCTCGTGCAGCAGACAACTCCTTTGATACAAAAAGTTCATTAATAAGTTGTGGAATCATTTTTTCAATCCAAGATTAGGTCTGCCATCAAATACTCTATCCCTAAACTCCCCTTCCGAATCAACATAATGCATAAAGAGTTGATACTGCATATTACCTTCAAACTTATCTCTCCAGTGCTCTAACTCAGTTCCATGATAGACCACCATATCACCAACGTCAAGTGGAACCTCATGACTCTTACCAGCATAATCCTTTATCCAGATAGGCCATGGTTTTTCATACTCTCCACCCAAACATAAAGTCACAGAGTATTGACACTCTGGACGGTCACTATGTATTTTTAAATCAGATCCATTCTTATATATTCTTGCATAGGTATACTGGGGTATGAGATTCTTACCAACTATCTTTCCTATATCCTGCGTTGACATAGCCATGACCATATCAAATGCAGGATCTCCATAAACGCAATGAGAGTTAGGAGCTTGCTCATCCCCTCTTAAACTAGGATCATTCTGTACTCTAAGAGTAAAATAATTTCTAAGATATGTTGAAAAGAAAGGAGGTATAAATCCTTTAACTTTCTGAAATCCCTGTTCTTGGAATAGTGTCATAAAGATTTTTCTGAGTGGCAACCCAACTTACTAAACTATATCTATGTCCCCACGTCACTGGATGCACCTTATGGGCAAAATCTTTATAGGATGGGAATGCTATCATCATACCCTTTTTAGGTTTGATAGTCAACCCAAGATCATAGAATTCTAACTCCCCTCCACCATACTGATCATTCAAATAAAAAAGAAATGAAATATCTCTTTCCATTAATCTTTCCCATTGACGAGTTTCATAATTAAAATGTTCACCATCATTATGCCCTTTATAATGACCTCCTACAGGATATCCTAAAAACTGAACAGGTTCATATGATTTAAATTCACAGTTATATTTTGGTGCTACAATTTCCCTAAAGCAAGCAGCAACAGCCTGTTCAAGGTTTTTTGCCATTTCCTCCGTGATATGATACCACAAAGTATTACGGGTTTCTAAATTTTTCTCACAACTATCTCCATCCTCTTTTTCTTTTACCTTATTAATAATAGTGGCTTGACTAATATCTTTTGTATTATTCGTCAGTAACATCAGTTCCTCAATATGTTTATCAGGAACTACGTTTTCTCTAATAATAATCAAGTCATATGGGTTGTGTTGCATCATAATAAAAAAGGTTTAGTTATTTAGTGTGGTGTTTAGAGATCTTTAATAGCCATAAAACCATTCATAGTAGATCCCATTTTCCTTACTCCTTGTTTCCAATCTCCAGTAATTTGAGTTGGTGATGAAATTCTTGCTGGATCACCAGATTCATTTAATCCCAATTCACCAAATTGATCATATCCCCATGACCACATTGTAGCATCAGTTTTAACTGCTATAATGCTTTGAATAGTAGAAGTAACGTTAGACCATGTAGTTCCAGGTATTTGAGTTGGTGATGAATATTGTGTTGTATTATTATGACCCAATTGTCCTTTATCATTATATCCCCATGTCCATAATGTTCCATCAGTTTTAATTGCTGCTGCACCACTACGGAGAGATGTAATCTTAGACCATGTAGTATCAGAACCTACTTGAATTGGTGATGACTTAGCACCACTTAAACCACCAGCTCCTGTGCCAACTTCACCTTGTCCCAATTGCCCATAATTATTATATCCCCATATCCAGAGTGTTCCATCAGTTTTAATTGCTGTTTGCCAATTATTACCACCAGACATTGAAGTTGCCCATGTACTACCAGGAACTTGTCTAGGTGATGAATAATTATTTTGATCATTTTGGGCTAATCCTCCAACATTACCAGCTCCCCATGTCCACAATGTACCATCAGTCTTGGTTGCCATCGTAGCAAAACCATTAGCATTTATTTTACTCCATGTTCCAGGAATTTGAACTGGTGATGAATATGATGTTTTATTGTTAAGTCCCAATCTACCATAACCAGACGTATTCTGTCCCCATGCCCATAGTGTTCCATCAGTCCTGATTGCGAAAGAGCTATTACCAGATGTTTCCATATATTGTCCCCAATCACCAGGAATTTGAATTGGTGATGAATATTTTACTTCACTATTTTGTCCTAATTGACCAGTACCATTATTTCCCCATGCCCATAGTGTTCCATCAGTTTTAGTTGCAAAAGCATGGTCACTATCATTTGCTTGTGACATATGTGATAGATATTGCCATGTAGTACCAGGTATTTGAACTGGTGAGGAATATGATGTTTTATTATTTTGTCCTAATTGAGCATTATTATTCCTTCCCCATGCAAATAACGAAGCAACACCACTATAATTCCAAATACCACCTTGGTTTATCTTATTATAAACCTGGTCTAACCCCCAGACTCCTTCTTCTTTATCGGTTATAGCCATTTATGAATACTCATAACGCTGTGATAATCCATCTGGGTTATAAAATCCTACTTCTATATCTTCAGTTTCAGTTCCAATTCCTGTTGACCTAGTTCCAATTTTTTCATTAGTATGAATACCAGCAAGTGAAGTGAGTGCTTTTGCCACAGTAGATGTATCAATACCTGCAAGTATACCATCTATTCTATCAAATAACAACCCACGTATTCCAGCAATCTTTGCTTCTTTAGTAATATATGCCTCATGATTAGTCTTAATCTTATTGGCAAGAGTGCTTACAGTCGTTCCACGATAAAATGCCTCTGTGGTCAATCCTGCATTTGCTGTTGCACTACTAATAAATGCAACTGCTGCATCATACTTATAACCTGATGCGGATGCATAAACACTATCAGCATAGGTTCCTAATTCTTTTTTACGAAGATCTATTTCCTGCTCATATACAACAGTCTTCCATGTTCTTACAAACTCATCAATTTTACCTTTAATATCAGCAATCCATTCTCCATCAGTTATCTCATGTATATGATTACTATCATCAGTACTTACACTATCATCTGCGGTTCCATAGTGATATTGTCCCCACTCAAAAGTTTCTGTTAATCCACTTAAATTAGGATTAACAGCACCATTTTTTGCTTTAGTAGTAGCTTCCGATACGCCAGTCACGGAATCTACTTTTATCCATTTAATATTTTTGGCCATGGTCGCTCGGTTACTTCTTTCTTTTATTTATTTAGTCAAGCGATTCTTCTTGCTATGATTCTTGAGAACCCGTTACTGAATACTCACCTGCACTAACCCGCATCCAATCAGTATCCGTTCCTACTTGTTTTGGTGATGCAAAGTTTGGTGTAGTATTTTGTCCTAATGTTCCATAACCATTATGTCCCCATGCCCATAGTGTTCCATCAGTCCTGATTGCTACCCCACCTTGTGAAGTAGTAATACTTTCCCAACTACCTGGTAGTTGAGTGGGTGATGACCTATATGTGTTATCACTAAGTCCTAATGATCCTGTACTATTTCCTCCCCATACAAATAATTCTCCATCAGTATTGATTGCTGCCTGGAGCCTATGAGATCTAGACCATCCATTATTTAGAGGTAAAGATGACCATGTACCAGGTATCTGCATTGGTGACGAATAATTTGCGTTATCATTAACTCCATTTGCTCCAAACTGTCCATATCCCCAATTCCACAGTGTTCCATCAGTTTTAAGTGCTCTTATATTACCATACCCATAATTATTTGACATAAGATGAATATCACTCCAATCAGTAGCCGTTCCTACTTGGACTGGTGATGAATATTCTATTACATTATTTTGTCCTAATTCTCCACCCTCATTAATTCCCCATGCCCATAGTGTTCCATCAGTTTTGATTGCTCCACTATGATAACTTGCCATAGCAATTTTACTCCATGTAGTACCAGGAACTTGTCTTGGTGATGAATAGTTTGTTTGATTATTGTGTGCCAATGGCCCATTAGTTCCTCTTCCCCATGTCCATAATGTTCCATCAGTTTTAATTGCTCCCATGATCTGATAAGTGTTGTTTCCAGATCCAGCAATTTGTCTTGCTTGAGTACCCCATGTGGTATCAGTTCCTACTTGAGTTGGTGATGAATAACTTGTTGTATTATTTTGTCCTAATCCACCATAAAGATTATATCCGCATGTCCATAATGTATTACCAACCTTAGCTGCTATTGCTGAAGAACCTGTAAAACAAACATTCATCCATGTAGTATCAGTTCCTACTTGAGTGGGTGATGAATAATCTGTTGTATTATTATGTCCTAACCATCCACCCCTTGATGATGGTGCTGCATTCATTCCCCATGACCACATTGTACCAGGATCTACAGCATCATAAGTCCACTCACTTGCAAGTTGCTTGTCCCTTACATCCTGTAAGTCCCATACACCCTTTTCAGTTGCTGCCATTAATCAATCCTCCTTAAGATGTAATCTGCTTACCAGATGCAGTGATTTCTAATCTATCTGCTTGGTTTGCATATCCTCGTAACTTATAACCCGCAGCAAGATACTTAGGTTTCTCACACAGTTCAACGGTAGCATCAGCAGGAATAATCATATCATAACAGAGATATGATTGAATATTATTACTTCCATCTGTCCATGCAACTCTTGCTTTTACGTCATTCGTTCCATCATCATTCGCAAGAAGAATACTTTGAACAACAGAAGGATTAGTAGTAGAAGTATAGATATCAGTCATAGTTGCAGCAGATGTAAGATCAATCTGTGCATCCCAGAAATCAGTATCCTCTTTATATTCTACAATAATCGTTGCTTCTAATGCAGAGGCTGTATCTGATTGCAATTCTATTGTCTCACTAGGTCCAAGAACCTTGGGTTGTTTAAGTAATTCAACTGCTGAACCTGCAGGAACTGGAATAGTATGAGCAAAAGAGAAACTTGCCTGTATCTCACCACTTATTGATGCTTCAGAAGCACTTATGTTACATATATGAATTGAGTGAACAATTGTTCTGTGATCACTACTTGCATTTGCAGTATATGCAGTTGCCATTGAGGTAGTAACATCATACTGAGTAGCACCACTGATACTGGTATTAAACTCACCAGAACCACCAGCAGCAATACCTGTTATTAAACTACCATCACCAACAAATGATGTAGCAGTACAAACTCCTGTTATGGCCACTCCCCCAGGACTGGTATTTAATTTTAGGGAAGCATCATTGTAGAGCTCTACGGCTCCGTCTTCTATACACTTAACAGCATTATCACTATTATTGGTCTGTAAATTTATAGTGCCGCCATTATCATTTTTGATATATAAATTACCTGTTCCAGTGTTATTAATATAACTTTGACTCCCATCATGGTAGATCTCCAACCCGTCTGAACTTGTTCCAAATATTGCTTTGGCGTTGTCATTAAAGATTAAATCATCTGTTGACTTATCCCATGATACATCATATGCAGCCCCACTAAAGGTCATATCACCATCAAATATTGTTTTGCCATCCTCATGGTATATCTGGAGATCTGAACCAGCCCCGATAGCAAGTTTAGTAATATCTTGAAAGAGTAATTTATTGTTTGATGCATCCCAAGTAATAGAAGTAACTCCTGCCTGAGATCCTATAATATTAATATCATTTCTCAATGTAGTCATTCCCACTACATCAAGTGATCCTGAGTTAGCAGTTCCTAATGAAGTAACCCCAGAAACATTCACATTACTTGTAAAGGTTGCTGAAGTTCCCGTGTTAATATTATCTGTAGATGCAACACCAGTTAGTCCTGAACCATTACCAGTGATAATACCAGTTACTGATATACCATTAGGATTAACAACTAATGATGCTGTTCCACCAGCAACTACTCCTACATGATCAGTAGATGGGAAGTAGATACCAGTGTTTGGATCACTCGTATAGTAAATACTTGCTTGAGAAGTAGTACCTCCTGTATATCCAATTGCACCATATGCATTATCTCCATACTTGTTTATAAACTGACCACCTTGGTTAAATGGTGCAGCATCCACCCAAACTGCAGTGTTTCCTATTCCTAAAGTCTCTTCATCAAACCATATAAATGTTCTACCATATTCTGAACTATACCATAAATCACCGTTAGTAGGAGAGCCTGGTGCTTCACTACCAATACTTACATTACCGCTTCCACCTCCACCACCTGCAATAAAGATCGTAGCAATACCCACAGAGGTATTGTACTGAACCATACTTACACCACTACCTACAAAACTTAAATAGGTAAATCCATATCCCACTAATCCACTTGCACCTAATCCATCAGTACCTGTGCTTCCAATACCTATTCCACTACCAGTATTAAGAAGATTTACACCATCACCATAATAAGTAATGATACCAACAGCAGCCCCAATAGTTGCTCCAATACCTGAAGCATCTTTGGTGAAGATAACATTGGTGGCAAGAGTACCAATACCACTATAATTAATATTAGTACCTTGAGCATTGGTAATAATACCAACTGGCATATTACCTGTGCCGACTACCTGTAAACTACCAGTACTCGTAACACCACTGACATTCAGTTCATCTAACGTACCTAGAGTAATTCCAGTAGATACACCTGTTATGACTAAATTAGTTGCTTGTAATGATATTGCATCAACAGTTGTTATTATTCCTGTCGTACTCCTAAGAGTAACAATTGTACCTACCCCAGTTGCATTTATATCCGTTACCGCAATTCCACCCTTAACATCCAGTTCAGTCGCAGGAATGGTGCTTCCTATACCTACTTTGTCCGTGGATGCATCCGCAAATATAAGATCGGTATCTACTTCGAGGCCGTTCTTTACTACAAAATTCTTATTTACAGCCATTTGGGTTCACTCTCCCCCTATTTTTTATTATTTATACCTTCTCTATCTTAATACTACCTACCACTGCATCATTCCCCCCTACAGTAGCAGAACCAATAGGAATAGTAGCATATCCACGTCCACCTGTACCACCTTGACCACCATTATTACCCCCAAAACCACCTTGAGAACCACCACCTCCACCACCATCACCATTAAATTGTCCATTACCTCCGTTGAACTGATAATTTAAACCAGCTTTATAACCCCTAATAACAGGAGTAGTAAAGATAGAAGCAGATTTTTGACCATTCCTTCCTGTAAAGAAAGTAGTTGATCCAATAGAGACACAAGGTGCTATTCCTTGGGTAGCCCAATAATCACCAATTGTACATCTAGCAACTTGACCTCCTTGTCGTGCTGTAGTATTAGCAGTAGGCATATCACCAGTATTGCTATTAAATGGGAAATATCCAGTTGCAATTATATCTGGTTCAGCACCAATACCTCCCCCATCTCCAGCACCACCCACACTATCTTGTCCTCCACCGCCACCACCTCCAACGGCAACTAACAATTCACCACCTTGATAGAAGAAAGATCCACCACCACCATTACCACCAATACCCGTTCCACCAGTTTGTCCAGCAGGAGAAGGAACACCACCAGAAGGCCACATTCTTGCTCCTAAATTGACGATATATTCTTGCTGTTGTGTAAGAGTCATTGTCCAAACACTTACTCCCCCTTCACCACCAGCAGTTCCATTCTCGGACGCATTGCCACTGGCAGCCTTCATTGTTATCCTAACAGTAACATCTTCCTCTGGTGCATTTATGGAATATATTCTGTTCCAATCACCAGTGGGTTCCAATGCAGTCGAAGGAGTTATTTCTAGATCTTCATCTTCTAAGTTAACCACCCTAGTACCATAGAGTGTAGCATTAACATCAAATTCTTCTAAGTGAAGTATGCTTCTATCAACATCTGCTCCTGCTACATCATAAGTAACAACATCAGATAATAATGGGGAATTAACTGCTCCAGGATAACTAATGCTACATGCAACAGTATGAATCCCTGCAACAGTATCATTAATAGTCATTATTCTTGTATCACCACCACTAACTGTTCTAGTGGTAGAGTCCACAGGATTCTCACCATTAACTTTCCACTGATAAACAAGATTTGGATCCCCTTCTTCTGCTGTACCTACAAGTTCATCAATAAATGGCAAAATATATCTTTCTGTTGAATTTAATGGTGATGGAAGAGCACCAGCTCCATATTCAATAATAAGTCCTGCACTTGCACAATCTGCCACGAATTTATCATAAGAAGCATTCACAGCTGCTAGTGACATACTACCAGAACCATCGATCCATAAGGTAACAGTTGTTCCTGCTACATAACCACCTAGATTTGCAAGAGTAAACCAATCTGATGCATCTGCTATGACACCATCATCCCTATTTACATCAATAGCGGTATAATCGGTAGGAGCAACACTTGGAAGTATAACATTCGGAGGGATAATGGGTAGGTTTGATGTCTGAGGTACTCTGAAAATGTTAAATGGTCTACTAGGCCATTTATTTCTAAAGGCGGTCCAATCAGCATTAATCTCACTCTGTGTAGTATCATCTGTTTCATCAATTACCGCAATACATGGTGAAGGAACTCCTGCACCAGTAGATGATCCAATAGATGCCAACACACTAAATCTTGCATCATTATCTACAGCAATAGTAGAACTAGTAGGTTGCTGAAGAATAACAATAGTAGGTCCAACTTGAATTTCAACAGTATCTGAATTTAATGGAGCATTAGGAGCATTACCCGTAGAACGTGCTGTACCTGCAGTAATAGGATCACTTATTCCATATGCAGATGCCTCATAACTTGCTTCCAAGTAAAACTCTCTTCCACTATCATTAAAGTTTAGTTCATTTAAAGTAAGTGTAGTAGTAGCAGTACCTGTGATAGTAGAACTAGTTGCTATGGGACCATAACCACTCTCATACCACTGATAAGAAATATCTCCTGTTCCAACTGGAAGGGCTGTTGCAATTCCTATTAAATTGATAGTGGAAGATTCTGTTGTAAGACCTACAGGTTGAGTGGTATAAGAAAGGAAAGGTCCGTTTAAATCAAGAGTAGTAGGAGTACTCCTATATGCTTTAAATCCTATCATGCGAAGTTCTGTCCTCCTACAATACCGTAAAGTCCCTCACCCGAATCCGTAATATTATCTCCATCAAATATCATGAATGAATAAATGTCAGTTTTCTCTGCAGTAGTTGTAACCGTTGGAACAACAGCAGCAGGCCACTTAACAGGTATTGCCGTTCCACTGACATTCTTAAAGGTATCTATACCTACCGAATAACCAGTGCTATCTTGTAAGATTTTAACACTGAACGCAGTGGATCCTGATGGGGGATTCTTAAGCGTAAAGGAAGTAACTGCCTCATCTACGGTTAATTTAAATGATTGTGCTATTGCTAAATCAATTGTTACCACACCACTAGAAATATCAAGTACTTCCACATTTTCATGATAAGTCTTAAATCGAGTTAAACCTTCTAAGTCAATGGTTGATCGTGGAATTCCTGTTCCCAATCCAACTTTATTACCCGACGTTGTAGTAAGAGCACTTCCTACATTTAACGTGCTAGCCGTTACAATTCCCGTTACTATATTACTTGATGAACTATCCAGATTATAAGTTGTGGCACTTAATGCCCCACCAACTTGAAGATCCTTAGTTGTAGTGAATCCAGCAAAGATTGCTGTATTGCGAACATATATATCAGTCGTTCCTGTTCCAGTGGTTCCTACATCGAGGTTATAATGAGGAACGGTTGTACCAATACCAACTCTCTTCAGATCCTGAGGATATATTCCAGTACCTAAGCCAGCAGGTGTTGGACTCCACTGACTGTCATTATCCACATTAGTTAGAGCAGAACCATCACCTTTGAAACTTGTAGCAGTAACAACACCTGTCACTTCTACATTACCTACAAAGGTTGATAAACCAACAACACTAAGTTTAAATCCACTAGAAGTAGTACCAATACCAACACCAGTACCATCAACGGCAAATAATGATGCACCAGCACCAACCTGCAGTGAATTAACACCAGGAGTAGTGGTTCCAATTCCCACACCATCCAAGACCTGAATAGTAGTATTTGTAGAAATACTTACAGCACCGTAACGATACCAATCATTGTCTGTAGTATAAATCCAACCAGTATATCCACCTTTAGTTGGGTTAGCAAAATAAGTTATATCACCAGGGTTACCTGATAGAGAAGGTGTTCCAACTCCAATGGTTTGCTTCCTTGAAACTGTTGCATCACCTTGTAAGAATAAGGATGTAGCCTCAATACCTTTCGTTGAAGTAGAAGTAAGTTTGTTAGTAAAGACTACTGGACCATCAAACTCAGAAATAATATCTGAATTAGGACCACCTTCAACCGCTAATGATCTACTAACAGTTACTTCAAGTGGAGTAATAACATTAAATCCAATACTAGCAGCACCCTGAGATGCGTCTTCACCAGTAACAGTAGGAAGAGGAGTATTAAATACTTGTTCTTTACCTGTAGAAGAATTTACTTTCTTATTACCAATATAGAAATCACCAGCATCATTCATACCAGTGTAAACATTCACACCACCATCAAGTTTGGTAGATTGTGATAAAAGTTCTTCTTGAGCACTTAAACTACGATCCTGCTTTTCAGGAAGTCCAGTAGAATAGTTACCTGGCCCAAATCCAACATATTCAAATGTATGACCTGAGGTACGAATAATAGAGTTTCTATGGAATTCAATCGGACGGCAATCAATTCTGGTTAAGACTGTGTTATTAGTATGAGTAGTTGCTTCTGTTCCTTGAACTCCTCTAAAGACTGCTATTGGGTTTCCAGTAACCGTAGTTTTAATTCTTACAATCTCTGAACCAATTCGTAAATAATCACCAATATTAAGATCTAAATTACCAATATTCGTAATTTCAATATTTGTGGCCGATTCTGTTAGAATCGCAGCAGAAAGAGTAGTAGTAATACCTGCATATTGAGGAATTTGTCTACCTGTAATATTTTCATCTGTATCCGAAACATTACCACCAGCAGATGCATACCCAAACTTATAGGTATACATTGTGCCACTAGAATCAGGAGCTGTTGTACCTATACCAATACTAACATTAAATGAATTTTGATCATTGATCTTCTTAATAATAAAATCACCACGATAGAGAGATCTATCAGATCCACCTAACTTCACCTTATTATCAACACTTAAACCATGTCTTTGTGCAGTAGTAACAACACCAACTCCAGTGGTTTTATTAAAGTTAAAGTTAGTAACATTTAATGCCTGACCCGTAATATGAGCACTAGCTGCTGATAAATCAGTTGCACCTATTCCTGCCGTACTAGCTGCACCAATCGTAGATGCAGATGCCACCTGAATAGTATTATCTGTTCCTACTCCAGTAATCCTATAAAGAGTATTAAACTCATTATTACTATTAGGTTTAACTCCTCTAATATCAAGAGTATCACCTATATTATCATAGATGTTAGTAACAGTTACAACACCAACAGCATAAGGAGCATGAGTACCCACACCTATAATAGTGAGAGCATCACCAATCTTATATCCTGTACCACCATCCATGATCTTCACAGAGACCAAGTTACCAGAACTATTGGTTTGGATTCGTGCAGTTGCGTTCTTTCCTACAGTACTTACACCAGAAGCAAAGTCTCCTGCAACTAACTTAGCATCATAAATGTATGAAGCAGTTCCATTACCATATCCAGTACCACTCTGTGCAATAGCAACCGTAGTAACACGATTCAATCCATGATCCAGAGAAGTAAAGATAGTATGAGCTGTCCCTGCAGTATTGGAAGTAATTTGAGTTAGGCCAACTCCAATATTCCAATCTAATATTCCCTTATCTATAGTTTCTTTAGTAATACTATTCTGAAGTTCATTGAGAACAACCTGACCAATAGGACTTGAAACAGCATAAGAATCAGATTCTTTCGGATCAGACTTAGCATTATCTCTATTAGTCTGAGGATAGAAATTCTGAATAGGTTGAGAATATCTTTCAGTAGAGAAAGGACTTGCAGATGGTTTGTTAGATGCGTTAGTTAAGGATAAATGATAGATACCATCCTGACTTCCAGCAACATACTCCTGAATTTCCTCAGATCTATAAACTTGGAATGTTCCTGCATATTTCTTCTGAGTAAACGTAGGAAGACTAGTTGTTCTGGAGTTAATGTCACTAGTCATTGTTCCAAGACTAGTTGCATTAGTTACTGTAAATTCTCTTGCACTTGGTATTCCAACAACATTAAAGGTTCCATTATAACCAGAATTGGCAGTTCCAACTGGGTTGTCGGCACTCTTTACATTCTTGATTTCAACCTGAGAACCCTCTTTTAATCCATGAGGTAATTCTGAAAGATAATAAGCTGTATTACCTACCCAATGAACATGTGCAAGGAAACTAAAGTTTCTTGCCTCATTCTTATTACCTAAAGTTACTGTAGTAGGACTGAAGAATGTAGCAACTTCTGTATCGGTTGCACCAGTTACATTACTTGATTCTTGTATTACATATCCATCAATAGGAGGACGTGCAGATGAAATTCCACTACCTGCAGGAAGAACATAACGAGCACGATATACAGTATCAATAAGGTTTCTTGTATCAGGAGTTCTTTCAATAAAGGTTCTTGGTGTTGCATTCCCTAGAGTAGTTGCACCTAAACTAGTAATACAAGAATAAACATCATTATCAGTAGCCGCTATTCCAACAGTAATATACCACTGAGTCTCATTAGCATCCCATTGGACAGGATGGCCAATATCTCCTGCAATTTTATCCGAAACTCTACTTACAACATCAAGAATACCACCCTTACTATTAATAGTGATAGCATCTCCACCAGTTGCATCATTTAAGGTCTGACCAATCTTAATTTGGTTAGTACCAATACCAGAAGTAATGGCATAATATACTGTATTTGAATCTAATCCATCAGGAAGGTGTCCATTCTGTGAAATAACACGAATACTTTCACCTTCTATAAAGGTATGAGGTTTTGTGAAAGTAAGAGTATTAGAACTGATACTACTAATACCTGACGTTCTCGCAACTTGGAATGTCTTCTCATATGAAGTCTGACCTGAATAACTAGTCACCAATTCAGTATTAGGCATTACAATTCGTGCCTTCTTCTGATTAATTACTCCAGTAACAGGATCAGGAATAAGAACATTTAATTTATCATTCTCTTGAGCACCTACTCTATATCCTTCAAGAACAGTGGCAGGTTTAACAGCTTGGTTAGTTTGGTCGTAAAGGTATAACCTACTAGTTGATCCTATACCAGCAACTGAATCAGTCTTATTAACATCTATAGCATCAAATTCAACTGCTAATGTTGTTGTTTCTATTTCTTTTGGTGGAATAATATGAGTAAGATATCCAACATCGTCTCTTGCAAAAGCATCTTTCTTAAATCCTTGAGCAACTAATGATTTTGCACCAAAGTTGGAGTTAGAGTTAGTAACAGATAAATCACCACCAGAGTCTACAGTTAAGTGCTCAGAGTAACCAATCGCAAATACTGAAACACACTGAATAACAGCATCATTATCAGCCTTAATATGATAGTTCTTATAAGATGGTTTATAAACCGCCTTTGAATCTGAATTTATATTTTCGTTTCCTGCAAAAGTACTATCTTTATATTCTCCACTATCCTCATCATACTTAACAAATGCATTATTATCCTTCTGCAGACCAATACCTGTGTACTGAGCACACACCATAGATTTAAATCCTGTGGCATTGTTACCATTGGCATACATACCACACATACCATAAACTGATCTCAAGGAACAGTTAAAGACATATGGAGAAGCAGATGTAACAGTATCAACTTCAAGACTGATTGTTGAACCAGTTACAGAAGGAAGTGGATTAACAGGAGCATTTAATACCTGATATTTAAATTCACTAATTCCTGCTGAATCACTACTAACAACATCACTAACCACATAGTTTCCACTATATCCATCAGCAGTAATTCCTTCAATTTGGAATGCAGTATCTACATCTAATCCTTTAATAGGAGTTGTAGCCGTAACAGTAATAATAGTAGATGTAGTAGATCCATCACCTGCTTTAATACTGGATATACCAACAGCCCCACCCATCGGACCAACAATACGATATTCATTCACACTAGGTTGAATATCAAGTCCTGATGAAGGATAATCTGGTTCGATTTCACGACCAGATGAAGGACCATATGCAAGACCTACCTTCTCATAGTACATATCAAGGTCAGTTCTTGCTGCATCAAAATCAGATATAAATGCATCATCAATCTTTACGTCATTTACACCATCAGCATATTCAAATACTGTGAGTTTGTGGTGAGAGAAATTAGGAACAAACTTATTAACAGTATAATCCTTATATACAGATCCATTAGGATCACCATCAAAGATAGTAAGTTGCCACAGATAACAAGAACCTGTTAATCTAAAGATAGCAGATCTTTCAATCGAATCATTTTCAGGATTAGGAACATACTTAGGTCTTATTTTTGTTTTTCTTAAATCAAAACCAACAAGAGAAGTACCACGAGGTAGAATAACACCCCCGTAGACACTATTCATCTTATAAAGAGCATTATCTGATGTAGTTAAATCAAAATTAGTTGAAAGAGACCATGCAGGGAAATCACTTGAACTATTACCATCTCTTAATTTATAATTATCTGCACCATCGGGAATCCATCCAGGCCTGTTATCTACAATATGTTCACCAGGATAAAGAAGAATGGTAGTCTTACCAAATCTATCATTATCTAGACCTTTCTGATATGAAAATCTTGCTGACTCAACCAGAGCCCTTTGAATTGTCTTAAATGGACGGGTTAATGAATTTCCTTGATTCTCAATACTATCTGTTGCATCCAAATCATTTGGATTAACATAGAGAATATTACCACGAACATTCTTCAGGAAATTATCTAGACGACTTAGAGGCATCTTATTTGCACGATAGTTCTATTATGATTTATTTATCATGGAAAAGTTCCTTGCATAAAAAGTAAAAGGAGCAAAAAAATCACAGAGATTTTTTGCTCCTTTTTTTGAATTAAAAATTGATTTTCCCTTACAAAGGATCAGTGTAGGTTAACATGTCTTCGGGACAATTATCCCTCACAAAATGCAACACATTCATAAACTCTTCAACTGTTTCACACTCTACTGTTTTTGTATCTCCTTCATCTGAATAGAGATGCACTTTACGTTGAATTGTATCCACAACACAACGGGAAAGGTACTCATCTTCCATTAGACACCTTACAATGATCTATACAGTATACTATGATTCCTCATATATGTCAATAGTATCAGCCATGATCATATAATAGCAGTCCACAGGTAATCCCTGAGTCTGCAAATGAACCTCAAGGCCTTGCACCCTTTTCACTATCAGTCCTTGCTTTGCTCCTACCTCAGTGAGATGGACTGTAACTGTGGATAGGTCAACCAACTTCTCCCAATCTTGTGGTAGATTAATTAGTTTCTTTTGTGTTCTTCCGTGTAAAATTTCCATAATTAAGAATCAACTACATTTCTTATAGTTAGGTTATCTAAATGTCGTTGTAAAATATTGAGTCTATCCACTGTTTCATTTTGAGCACCAATACCCACTCTAAAACCCCATATTGGTAAACTATAATGTTCATTCCTTTCTGTTCTTAAAGAATTTACTCCTTCTACTAGAGTAGGATTATCGGCATCATTAGCTCCACGAAGAGTCGTCTCTTTAGTACTCGAAACTCCAATAGCATCCGTAATAGCAGTATCTAAGGCAGAAGGACATGCAGAAAGAGTTCCATAGAGACTATCAATATCATCTACCTCTACCGTTAGAGTATCATTCTCAGCTGCTTTAGCAGCACTTCCTACACTTGCTTTAGGATAAGCAGAAAATCCCACTCTCCAATAACATACTCCTGAACCATTTTTAGGAGGTTCTATAATAGGAGTTCCACTTGGTTCAATTGAATATCCCTCAAGATCAGGATTCCATGACATAGCAGCATTCGGATATCCAGAATTATCAAGTCCAATAGAAACTCCCATTCCAATATTAGCAGTTTGCATTATTCCTACTGTCTGAGGTAAAAATGGATCTGCATCTTTTGATAATGAATATTTTTCTCTACCAGAATTTGCAAAATTAGCAGGATCATCGAGTACATCAAAAGATCCATAGTTTCCATTATCTAAGGGTGCTCTCACACTTCTAAGAGCAATGCTGTCAACCGTAAGAACATTAACCCTTGAGACAGTAGTGGCAATACCTACCAGTGTGGTAACCTCCGATAAATCTGTGAATCCTGTAGTAATTCCAGTAATCTTGGTTGTTCCAGAAAAAACATTAAGATCTTTAGGTTCGATAATTTGACCTACTTTTAATAATTCTGAAAGTCCTGCTCCTACTGGTTGCATGACCGTTAAAGTAGACTCTCCTTGAGTTATAGTTCCAATAAAACCTCCTACCAAGGTATCACCAATATCATCTGAATAAGGTTCATTATAATATTTTATACCATAATAATTTCTTGGATCAAATCCAAAAGTATAACCAACCCCAAGGCCTCTGGCATTTTGACTGTTGATTGGAAAAATCTCTATATTCCCATCAGGACGCAAAAGAATAAGGGTATTACCAAAGTAATTATCATCGTCTTCGCTTGATGGAAATTTAAAATCTGATTTTTGAGTATATCCTCCTCCATTTAATTTAGTACAAATAAGACTATATTCAGTAGGAGTTACCGTATCATTAATATCCGTGACTCTCCAGAACATATCAGTCTTACATACTCCTACTATTCTGTTATTATAAGCAGTCTCAACATCATTAAATGCTTCATTAACCACATCACATTGATCCAATAAATTCTTATCTAATTTATTAATTGCTTGATCATATGGAAGTTTATCATTATCAACAATAACTACTCTACTCTGTAATCCATCAATGGCCTCCAATGCACCTTGAAGATCTTCACCTGCTTGCGTAAAAAGTTTAGATGATAATGTCATTATTCGTTCCTTTTGTGTATAATATTTATTTTAAAGTTCTAACCAAAGGTTAGGATGTGGCATAGTCTGATGATAAAGATTATATTCGGGTTTGAGGCACAACTTGATGTCTCCAGGAATTACATATCTATCACTTTTATTTTCTTTTTTTAAAGTAGAATGTTGCAAACTACTTGGAAATATAACAACTGTTCCTTCTTGGGGCGTTATTGTATAACTATGACAATTATACTTATTATATTTCTTTATTATATTAAACCTATCATTAGAGTCAAAAATAGCACCTGATATCTCATTAGTGTTATTTAGATTATGAGCACAAAACTTATCTGATGTTTCATCAGATGAAAGATAGTAACAAAATGAAATATCAGATCCATTATGATTATGCATTTTAAGTTGAGGAGTATCTTTATTATGATAACCAATCCAAGATTTAATAAAATTAATATTTAATTTTTCATGGTCTACTTCCAAAAGATCCAAATATTTACAAACACTTTTCTTAATAGATTGAAAGATCTCAAGATAATTTGGATTTAAATGTAAAGAACATTTTCCAGAATTTTCTGGTGTCTCATTATTATATCCATTAAACCATAAAGATTTTAACTCTTCAAAATATTTTTCCTTAAATTCTTCATGCCGATCAATCTTATCTTGAGATATTAGAATAGGAAATATTTCATGAATTTTCATCAAAATTACTCACAGCATCACTACTATCATCACCTGGATAATCATCACTTGACAATTCCTCCCTCACATCATAATTATAACCAGCAATAGAATGTCCTGATTGATCTCCTGGGTAATCCGCAGGTGAATCTCCATCATATTCAGTAATCAAAGGTGGTCCAATTCTATTAGCCCATACTTCATAATGACATGATGGTAAACATTCATCACCCTTTCTATTATCAATCATTATTTGATCTTTGTCAATAGATTTTACATATAAATGTTGAGGTTTTCCAACCGCAGTTAATGTAACAGTAATAGAGTCATAATCTACTAAACCATCCCAGTAGTCTGGTAATTCTATAATCTTTGAATCCTCTAGTCTACCTCTAATATAAATTGCAGACTCTGGACCTTCCACACAAATATGTCTTATCCTCTTTCCTTTCTTTATAGGATGCTCAATATCAAATCCCTTTGCTCCACTAGATTTACCACTACAGGGACTTACATTTCCAATAAAAATAGGAGCCTTCACAAAAGAACTGACTTTCCTTGCACCATAATCAACAGAAAAACCTGATCTAACTTTATATCCTGTTTCATTACATGCACCTGTTCTAATCAATTGTCCTGTATGCATCTTCAGTCCTATATGAGTCATCTCTCCTGTTAGTTTTAACCGAGGAGTAACTATATCAATATCAGTATCATTAAGAATATCAATAACTAAAGAACTAACTTCTATTCCTACATGCCCCTTACCACGATCCCCAAGCACCACATCGATAGGGTTAGGTGGAAGATTAGCTTTAGTTGTGACCTTAAAAATAGAGGGAGCGTTTGCGTCAGGATTAGTTTTCTTATTAGGTCGTGCAACCATTAATGCTGCTTCAGGTTTCAATTTTTTAGCAGTATATGAAAGAGGACTACCAACAAGAACCGCACCACTAACGAATGCAGTTCCTGGAATAGCCAGCGGACCTACTCCCAAACAAATAGGATCTCTCTCTGCTAAGAAAGGACTCCCCTCATTTCCTTCTTGTGCCGTAGCAACTTGTAGTTGACTTCCTACATGAACGTTTACAAATTCAGCCATTAGTATAAACTCCCTATTACTTTTGCCATTGCTTTAAAAAATTGCTCCCTAGTAATATTACCTTGACCAGGCTTTGTAAAGAAATCTCCACCTTCAATTACTTTAAAACTTCCTACATTATATTCACATTTTCCTGTTACATTAGTATCCATAACTTCAGAATTTAGAGAAATATTATCATCAGAATTGACTACAACATTGCCAGCCTCCACATTAAATTCCGTATTTGCATTTACACTAACATATCCAGTTCCCTCAGGCGGTGTACCCGTACCAGTTGCAATAAGTTCAATAGACATGGCAGATATTCTTATTCTTCCTTTAGGAGCATGAATATTAATATCACCATTCTCTGCATACCATACACCTGCTACATCTTGAACTGGTGCTTCTCCGCAAGCAATTTGAAATGTGGAAGGAGCACTAACAATAATACTCCCGTTAAGTTCTCCATTTTGTTGAAGTCCTATGTATTGAGCACGTGTAAAAGGAGAAGGGAAAATACGCCGAAGTTGGACAGCCATCTTGGCATTATTGGCATTAGTATGCCCATAAAATGTTCCACCTTCAGTAGTATTAAACTGATTCTTTTTATATATTTTAGTTTCCCCTTTATTTTGAGGAGACTTTTTTTCCTGATGCTTCCAATAACTTTGTGTCATTATGTTACCCTCGTTCTAGCATTAGGACCAGAATTACCCACACAATCAATAACCTGCAATACACTTGTTCCTTCAGGAAACTCATTAAAATTTTCTTTATGGAATTTCAAAACAGGAATAAGGAAAGCATTAAGACCATTTTTAGTATTTATGTATACTTCAGGAAGTTCTCTAAATCCTGCTCCACACTTAGTTACTCTAATTTTTAATATACTACCATCACATTCTTCGATAACTGCCTCTGCCCCATTAGCAGGTTCAATTACCACTGTATCATCGCAACAATTATAACCAAAACCAGGATTTGCTACAATAATATCTTGTAAACAAGCAATAACTCTATAAGTATCACTTGGAGGACATGTTGTAGGAACAATAGGTATACACTTACCACTACCAGCAGGATCTTTCATGTATCCTGGTGGACAAGCATCAGGTACACATATACCATTTTCTTTATGCTGGCCTGGAGGACACTCCTCGAAAGGTACACATACTCCATTTACTCTATGCTCACCTGGAGGACAATCATCTGGTACACACCTCTGTTGTCTAGCATCCCAATGCTCTCCTGGAGGGCAAGGATCAGGTCTACATACACCATTATCAAAATAATATCCTGGAGGACACTCACCACCCTTTTCAGGACAATCAGGAGCAGTTACTAAAACTCTCATATCATCACATACACCCCAATCCTCATCATCTAACTTATCTTGCATACACTGATCAACTGCCATACCTGATGTTTCTAAGAAATTCCTAATATCACAATCACTAAAACCTAAATTCTTGGCATAATTATAATCCCTATCACAAGTAAATACAGGTTCGTCTGGGCCAGTACCAGTCGTATCCTTACTTGTAAATTTATTAATTCCAAATAATGTTTTGGTATTACTTGCAACCAATTCCTGATCATTTTGAAAAGGATTTAAGGAAGATGCAATGATCTCACCTTCACCCCCTACAGTTATAAAAGACTGACTAGATACTTCAACTTCCTCTGTAGTAACTAAATCAACTAATGTAACTGGTTGTGTAACAAATCCACTATAAGAATCTCCTTGATCCCATGTTGTATCTTCAATAGTCAGAAAATCTAAAACCTGGCCACTTATTCTTGGATTATCTCTCCACTTATATCTAATAGTAATCTCACCTGTTCCTCTAATAGTATCACATGTACCGTCATCATTTTCTACAAAAACAGCATCTCCACTTAAAATTTGAAGTTCAGCATTCACATCAAATCCACCTGCAGAATCATCATCAAACTCAAGAAGTTTAGCAGTTGCCCATCGAACATCACCTGGTGCTTTTAATCCTTGAAAAACAATACTATGATCCTGATTACGACTTTCTCTAAGTACTGTACTTATCTCAGTAATCTGACGACGATCAGGTTTAGTACCTTTCCTAAGAACCCATGCTAATGCACCAGGATTATTCTTCCAACCCCTCCTACCATCAGGTTGGAATGCATTTAAAATAGTACCTTCTATTGTTTTTGCAGTAGGAATTGGATTACCCTGTTCATCTGTATCAACTTCAATACTAACTTCAAAAAATGTAGAATCATTATGAGATTTAAAGACAGTAGTTGATCCTAAGAATGTACCATCAAAAGTAATACTTCCTTGATTATCTGCCTGGACTTCAAAATAATAATCACCCGACTCCTTAATTAAAGCAGACCATGTTCCCGTCTGAGGAGTATTACCCAATTCCTCAGTAATTGAAGGAAAAACTCCATAGTTCTGTAAGAAAGGTGACCATCCTTGAGAATCATTTATAACCCATGCTTCAGGATCAGTTCTTCTTAACTCCGATGCTACATGATACCACTCATCATAATCTATAGTAATTTTAGTAAATACATCCTCTTTATAACCAGAAACTCGATATATCAGATCAGATTTACCTTCTCTTGGTTCTATTATCTGTGGTATATCACTTAAAGTATCCTGAATGAAAGTTCCTTTATATACTCCATCAAAATAGAACCACCACTGTGCTGTTCCTGCAGGATAATCAGGATCAGTTCCATCAATTCTTTCCACATATGTAACATCTTTCACATAATAAGGATTATTAGGATCAGGAATAGCATCCTCAAAAGCCCTAGTACCTGGATCCACGAAAACTACATCAATTCCACCACCAAACAATCCACCCCATTCAATATCGGTCATATCTTTGGGTAATATTTGCTCTCTAACAATTGTAGATCCAGGTATCATATCTTCACTAAAATTCCGATCAATACAAACCTTTTCTTGAGCAGGTAATGTAATACAATCTCCAATGTATAAAGTAGCAACCTCTCCATAACTATAAGGAGTATCCCAATCCCCATTACCACGATGAACAATTGTTTGACATCTATCTGCCCATGTTCTCTCCATTCCACCCCAGTCTCCATTCGGCCAAGGTTTATATCCCCATCCAGTTTCTTTTACAAGTACTGCAGTAACTCCAATACCTGTCTTAGGAATACGTCTACCTCCAAAATTACAAATAGGGGTAATCTTATCTCCTACATTATAATTTTTTCCTCCATTGCTAACAGATACTCCACTAATATTACCTTCTTGAGTGGACCTTACAATATCAAAAGTTAAAGAAGTTCCACTACCACCTTTAGTTAATAAATTAGTGGTTCCTTCCTCATATCCTGTACCAGGATTAATTAATCTAATTGCAATAACACTACCATCCTCATTCACCCCTGTAACTTCTACTTGAGCATTCCTACAACTCATATTATCATCTGGTATTGGATCTATGATACACAGTTTAGATCCCATCTCTGGATGATTTTCGCAATAATAATATAAAGTATCAGGTGCATCTGGTTGAACATCAATTATGACCTTAGCCTGAGGTTTACCAGGTTCTCCTACCTTAGTTACTCCATCAGTATATTCCACTCCACAATTACTAATAACTGTTTCAACGGTTGTTTTAAAAGGATCATTAGAAGTTCTAATAATCTCACCCGATGGTGGTGTTCCTTTTGGAGGAGCAAACCCCTTCCTCATTACCCATGCTAAAGCAGCTGGATTTGTATTGTCTTCGGCCCAATCAGGTACAATTTCAACTCCAGTCTTATGAGCTGCAGTATTTTGTATACTAGCAAGAATACTGTGCTTTCCAGTTCTAATAACTTCAACCTCCAAAAATTTAGAAACTCTATGAGGTCCATTTCTAAGATCTATTCCTTGTTCATAGGTTTTAACGTCAGTTATAGTAACAGTATCTACTAAGTTAACGGCTTGTTCTACAATAGCATCTGGTTGCTTAGATGTATATGGTACAGTATGATCCTTGACCCATGTTATATCCTCGATGGTAAACGAATCAAGAGCAAATCCCTTACTGGATAGATCAGCCCATTCCAACTTAAGTGTTACAGGACCAGTTCCCGTAATACTTCTACCATCCTCAGAAAACTTTCCGTTACCACCCGTAATAGTAATCGTAGCATTTGTATCAAATCCACCCTGAGGATCATCATCAATCTGAAGGTATGTGTCAGTTACTCTCTTAAGACCCTCAGGATGCATCCCAACGAAAGTAATAGGGTGAGTACTATTAATAGATTCAGTTTGTACAATAGATTCTATTTCAAGACTAGGAATAGGATCCGTTGCCCCAATATAAATTCCATCAAAAGTAATAGTTCCTCTATTATCTGCTTGCATTTCAAAAGTATAAGTTCCTGGTTCTTCAATATCAACTTCCCACGTACCTTCATGAACCACACCACCTAATGAAGGATCAGCATCAGCACGTTTAGGATACCTACCATAAGTCTGTAGAAATGGCGACCATCCCTGATCAAGACTCGTAAGAACCCATTCATCATCAGGTAACCGATCTTTAGATAATGGCCACTCCTCTGGATCATCGATTGTAGTATCTACATCACAATTATGAATTCCATCTGATTTTGTTGAAAATCTAAACGGATGAATCCTAACATCATCATACCAAAATGTATCAATTTCCACCGTATCTTCACCTCTTATCAATGCTAATTCATCAACACCTACTTTAAGGATTAATCCATTAGAGGGTGATGACTGATCAAAATGATATATCTTCCCTCTTTCTAAAGTATATCCATCTGAACACAAATTTCTTTGCACCATATTATCAATCATAAACTTAGAGTTAATGATCTCATCATCCCTGCGATTATACTTGACAGAGACATCAAAAGTAGTAATTCCTGCACTACGTGGAGGAGTATTACCAACTATTCTAAAGTTTGCGTTCGTTATTCCTCCCGTGGCAGTAAACTCATTACTAAGAACCAATGTATCATTTTTAATATCAGTAATAACAGTACCTTCTGGAAGAATATCCGTGTCTAGTACGGTTACTTCCATTCCTATTAAATCAGCTGGGTCCAATCCACCTATAAGAGGTTCAAAATTATAATTCTGAACCGTATTACTTCCAGTTTCAACATTACCAACAAAATCTTGAACAGCAGGATTTACATCAGCAGGGCCTAAAATAGCTTCCAATACTGCTCCTCTTCCACCCCCACACTCATCAGATACATGAACAAAAGGTCGTTCACTATAATTACCAGTGGACACCATTTCAACACCCATTAATTCACCAGTTGTAGCACTAACCACAGCATTTCCTTTTGCACCTGATCCTTCTCCACCCCAGAAGGTAACACTAGGAGGTCCACATTGATCAGGGCCCATATCCCCACAATTCTTTATAGTATCATCAGCAATCTTTGCAGGATCAAATTTATATTGATACTTACTTATATTAGTAGGAACCTTAGTTGCATCTTTAACTGTTTCTCCAATTTTTTTAGCTTTCTCAAATATATTATCAGTATTTAAAGTAATCTTTACAGGAGCACCCCCATCTAACAGATTCCATTCTTTAACAACAGGATCTGATGATTTAGGAGTTACTTCACAATTTAAGATGTTCATTATAGAACTTAAAACATCTCCAATAGAGCCTAAAACATCGGTTGCTCCCCCCATAACATTAGAAATAGTTCCAATAGCACCTTCCACCAATGCAGACAACTGACCAACTACCTGCCCAACAAAATTAGAAACAAAATTTTCTATTAAACAACTGCTCGTATTTACTGCTTTATTAACAATTCCCATCAATCCTTGCCCAACCATATTAGGCATTTCAGATATTGCTAAATTAAAAGCACAAGAAGAAACTTTAATTGCTTTGTTTATTAATTCATTATTTGCAAACTTACCAGACAAAGGACCAGCTGCAGTAATCTTATTCATCATCTGGTTAATCATCCGAAGCACTTTTTTCTGTGCTTTCTTCATGACTGTATTAAGATAACCACTTATCAACTTTACTTGCTTCTTCAATGCTCCAGAAATAGCCTCTACAGATCTCTCTGCATTATCCAGAGTCTCTAAACTCTGTCGAAGAATACTATTGCTCCCTATTAAACCTTTTTTTAATCTCTCAACATCTTTTATGGAATTCTCAATTGCTGCTGACATTCCCCCTACAGTATTCTTCGCACCATCTAATGTAGGAAATTGCCACTTTGCTTCCTCTCTAGGAGAGTTTTGCATCATATCAGAAAGTGATGGTCCTGAAAAATTAAATATTTCATTTCCTAATACTAAAGAATTACCCGATGACATATCCGACGCTGGATAAGCAGTATTAGTAGGATCATATCCACTTTCTGCACCATAAGGACTTCCTGACATTAAAGGAAGATCTACAGTCATATTAGGAGCAATTCTTTCAATGAAGTACTCCCCTGTCTGAATATCTCTACTTACATATACAAAAGTACCACGAGGAAGGACAGGAATACCAAGAGACTCCCCTCTCAATCCCGAAGTAGTAAATTGAGGATAAGCCCAAGGCAATGAACCTGGGTCAGCATCTGCTGGATGCACCCCACAAATCATTATCTTAAATCGTGTAAGAAAAGGTTTCGCAGCAAAAGGTTGTGGTTCGCTATACTTCTTCTCCTGTTGTGTTTTAATAAAGCTTATGTCATCAGCAATCTGAGCCAGTTGCAGTCTGCTCTGGCCCAGTTGCTCCTCAACTAGTTTTCTTGCATATCTTTTAAGTTGAGTATCCATTAGTTACTAATCGTCGTATACTCTACACTCTAGTGAATCGGGATGATTATCACAATAAACTTCTAAGTGCTGATCCTCATGCCTTGTGTGCCAATCATTAATTTTACCTTCATTCTTATCTACCTCATCTTCACTATGAGCATGAAAAGCATCATTATGCATCTGTAGATCTGCCTCCGTATATTCAATCATACCATGATTTACATGTTCTTTATGATCCTTAGGATCAATATAAACCTCATGATCTAGATTGTGATCGGGAGTTTTAGTTGTCATGTTAATTCTCCTTGAGTACTTATTCATTATATCACGAAGGTGGGGATTTAACACCAAAAGCATCTCTAACTAGATTTAATCCAGTAAAAGCCTTGGTTCCGTCACCATAATGACATAAATCCGCTATCATATATATACCACTATCCCGACGCTTACTTCCAGTTTGGGTTTTCTTTGTAGTCATTTCCTCGAATTCACAATAAATCAAATCACCTGCATGTAAACTTAAATCTACATCTATAACAATCTCCGTAAAGACATTCATCTTTTGTCTAAAATTTTGATGTGACTGTTGGAAAGTAGTCTGTACATCATAATTAAGTTCACCTGTCTCTTCTACTTGTTTCTCTACAGTTTGTTGTCCCTTAACTGGAGCAAATGCTGCTCTAGTTCTTTCAATACCAAATAATACCTTCTCACCATCAGCATTCGTTCTATATTCTTTATTAAGTACAGGTAAAGTTCTTCCTGCAGTAACTCCATTACCTTTACTCTTCCCCTCTCCATCTGTTTCTACAAATAATTCATTATACTTATACTGTTCTTCTGGTGCTAAATTTGGATTATAAACTTCCAATACAGTTCCTCTAGCTGATGATTCAAATTCTTCTAAAGCATTAATACTTCTTTGATTAAAGGAAAATAAAATCTTACCATCAGCAGGAGCAGGTCCCCCGTCTCCATTCAAAGGAGCAATTAAAGGAAGTTCTTCATCTGCTGAAGCTTTTTTATTTTCAACATAAGTTTTAATTTCTTTATCAGTCATATCAAATAATTTATCAAGAGATTTAAAATGAAATCCTGTTGATGTTTGCCAAAAAAGATATCCTGCAGTTTTTCCTGTAGGATTCTTACCATCTGAAGTTTGTAAAGTAGGAATAGCAAGTTTTTGAAGATCTAAAATCATATCAAAGGGATATCTTTCATTACCCCATTCATGGTACGTATTCATCGTTTCATCAATATCTATCCTATTAGGTGATTTTAAATCTCCCTTAAAGATAGTGTTCACAATAGTCGATATCTTTCCACTATATTGTCTCCTACACCTATTCCTAACAAGAGTATTATCAAATGCTTCTTTACCCACAGCAGTTATAATAAAAGTTTGATTCTGAAAAGATTGTTTAGAAGAGAGTACACTCGCTAATCTTAAATCTAAACCATCCTCATTTGCCAAGCTCACCTTATTACCTTTCATATCTTCTATTTCAAATACTATTTCTTCGGTTCCTGTACCAAATTCACCATCCAATAAACCAACAGCCTCCCCATCCTCATCTTTATCAGGCACAGTATTACCAGTATCAGCCAAATAACCAGTCACTTCAATATATGGAGAAAAAACACTTTCCCTATATTCAACACGAGCCGTACCTGCCCTGAGATCTATTGTCTCTTCAGGGTTTATATTGGATTTAATCTCAAACCAATTAAATTTTAAGGATTCCTTTACTGCCATATATCTTTTTATTATACTTCTATTGGCTGTATATATGTAGTGGTATTCTCAATGACCACCATACCACCAGTACCATAAGAGGGTCGAGTATCTAATCCCTTTGCCATATCCTTGTCTTCACCACCACCCCCTAACCAATCTAAGTATTGTTGTCCCAAATCTCCTTCAGCAGAAGAACCACCGCCACCACCAGCAGCCCCTGCCATTGCATTCTCAGCAGCTCCTTTAGTACCACCCCCAGGGAAAAATGATTTAGCAATAGTGGGCATCAAGAAAGGCATTCCCATCGGAGTTAGGAATAAAAGATTAGGGAGTTTAGTTAATTTACCACCCTCTACCCAATTTTTAAGAATTGGTATATGTTGAGCAAAAAATCCTAAGAATTCTTGCACACCTGGAAGACCTTCTAACATTCCTTTAATAGAAAATCCTTTACCCAAAACATCCTTCCATGCTTGAGGTAAAAATGGAATCCTATCAACTATCCATTTAGGAGGCTTTAATTCAAAATCTATTATTTTATCATATATTGGAAGTTTACCCAGTATATCAGACAATATCTCACCTGGATTAATATCAGGAATAGGAACTGTTGGAAAATTCTCAATAAGATTAGTTACTCCTCTACCAAGCCAATCCTTTAGTGCTACCATCGCTCCACCTATTTTTTTGAAAGTCCAAGGCAATGCGGTTAAAAGCATCCATTTTGCAAACTTCAAAGGAAGACCTGCTATTCCTCCTATCAATTTAAACAATCCTCCACCGAATATCCACTTCACAAGCATACCACCAGCACCAGCAGCACCTTTAATAACATCCATCAACAATCCACCAGTCAACAGATATTTGGCAAATCTCAATACTCCACCACCAACCGCTTTTAACATACCCCAGAGTCCACCCCCAAATATCCAATCCACCATTGCCTTACCAATCTTTCCTGCACCAGTAACCATTCCTTTTAAAGTTTCTCCTAATTTACTTGCTGCTGCACCCCATCCTTTTCCTAAGAAACCTTCATATAAGAAATCACCTATAAACATACCAATTCCTTCACCTATTAACATACCCACAACAGGAATAGGTATAAGATTACCCAAAATACCTCCCAATGCTGCACCTATTCCTTTAAAAGCAGCTCTACCAATTCCTTCTCCTGATATAATAGAAATACCAGCAACAATCAAAGGACCAACGATAGGTATCTTTATTCCCTTCAATAACTTAGTCACACCTTTTAAACTTCCCATCACTCCCTTCATTCCTTTACCCAATTTACTGGCATGTTTACCCAGTACACCTCCTAGTTTTCCTGCTTTTCCTGCTAATTTGGGTGCTAGTTTTCCTAATCTACCAGCCTGCCTACTGATGAATCTTCCAGCACCTGGTGCTCTCTTCTGAAGAAATCCACTAGTTTTCTTAAATGTACTTTTAAGAACCTTATCAGGGCCTCCTTTGTTTATCCACTTTCCTATATTCTTTGGTCTTAATTTACCAGCAGTTGTACTAATCTTTTTACTAAGACGACCAACAGGAGACTTCCTAAATGCACTCTTTAAATTGGAAACTCTTTTTTTCTGCTGTTTAAGAAACTGAGCAGGTTTACTAGTCTTCCATTTTTTCTCTAACCTCTGTTGCCACTTAGGTTGGGTGCTTTTAAATGCACTTGGATTCTTACGTGCAGTTCTTTTTACTCTCTTAAGTGCCTCACTTTGAGACATACCCTGTTTGCGGTATTGATCATATAATCTCTTTCCACTCTTACCAAACCTTTTATTAACACTCCTTTGAGTTTTAGTTAACTTAGTTTTACCTGGTTTTCCTCCTTTTCCCCCTCCTGGTTTTCTCTTAAATGCACCAGATCTTGCTGCAACCAAGGCTGCAATCAGAGCACCATTAACTACTGTAGTAAATAACTTTCCAAACTTATTGAATAATTCAACGGCTCCTTCTCCCCCAACTGCTTTAAGTGCAGTTTTTAAAGCATCTATTCCCTTATAGGCTAAATCAATTCCACCCACCACAAACTCAACAAATTTCTCAAACGCCGTAATTAGAAACTTGGCAATAGGTCTTATTATATTAAAAATTTTCTTTAATAATGGCATCAATGCCACTAATTTATTAAGTATAACTCCAAAAGCTACCCATTGAAGCCAATTACCAATACCCAATCCTGGAATGGTGGGCATCTTCATTCCCGCTTTAGATTCTTTAGGTTTTGCTTTAGGTTTTTCTATTCCCTCTTCTTTAGTCTTTCTTTTCTCTTCTTCTAATGCCCTTCTCTTACCAACTCTTTCTTTTTGTTTAGCACTCTGAGTATCTTTTAATATATCTCTTACTTGTATTACTTGCTTCTTAATAATAACTACATCTGAATCTCCTGTAGTCCTGCTTACTGGATTCAAATCTTGTGCAGCAGGAACTAAACCCATACTAGGCCTAACTGCTAATGCTCCACCCTTTTCTTCCTTTTTTACACCTTTATCTCCTTCTTTACCACCCCTATTCATCAATTTCTCAGTATTTACTTTTTTCTTTCTTCCTCTTAAAAGACTTTTACCTAAGCCTCGTGCTACCATTCCTAATACCATCTTCTTATCCTCCCATCAAATCTTGAATACCCAAAGATGATATCACCATTGATCTTTGAGCAGATTGTATAGGAATTCTAAACATAGGAACATCAGAATTACTTCTAGTCCTTGATTGATCCTGTTTAGGAATAGTAGGTAAAGTAATTGTTTTATTCTCACCCTGTTGGACGGGAGTTCCTGGTGGTATTTTTTCTGCAATTCTCTTAGCACCATCTGCTATACTTCCACGTTTATCCAAGTCAGTTAAACCACCAGTCATAACATCAACAGCACCTCCCAACCATCTCTTCCATCCTTGAGGTTTATTTACTTCCCCTCCACCTTGCAAGTATTGAACCAATCCTCCACTCTGGAAGTATTTTACCACTCCTCCTGTAGAATAATGATTAGATTGCATCTTTCTATAATTATTAATTAACCCTCCCTTATTAACCTCTACATTAGGTTCTTTAAGTTCAGGTTTATTATTACCACCACCCTTCAAATTCATAGACTCCATTGTATCAACACCAAACTTCTGAACTGCGGGTGCTGAAACAACGAATTCACCAGGAGTTAACATTGCAGGAACTGTATCACCTTTAGATCCAGCAGAACCAGCAGAACCAGCAGAACCAGCAGCTGAATTCATAGATTCCAAAGTATCACTACCATATTTGTTAACTGCTCCTTTACTCATTACAAACTCACCAGGAGTTAGCATAGCAGGAACTGTATCCTCATTACCACTTCCAGGAACTACACCACCTTTATTCATCCCTCGTCTATTTCTAAGTCGTGCTATCTCTTCAGGAGTAAACGCACCTGATTTTGCTGCTGCACCAGTCTGATTTTGTTGAGCCTCCATATATAATCTATTTGCTGCAGTACCTGGAATATCTTTATTAATATCAAATGCCATATCCCCTTTGAAATTAGGATTATCCAACGTCTCCTTTTTAATCATCGTCATCTTCTGCATCAATGCTTGCCTAGCATCTAATGGTATAGATTCATTACTCTCTACCATCCCCACTGAATTATTAAAAGCAGATTCACTTTGATTAGCAATAAACTCACCAAAGTTTGGCATCTTTCCATCTCTATCCATCTTCAATTTTATACCATTATAAGCCTCAGGATTCTCATCTACTGCTGCATTCTGTTGCTCCATAAAGTTTTTAAGATGAGGACTAATTATTTCTACAAATTCTTTTTGATGTTCAGGATTATCAAAATCAAAATCCTCTCGTAGTCCAAAATCTGCAGCAGTAGGTTGAGGTGATCCACCTTCCTCCAAATGCTGAACTAAACCACCTTGATTATATTTTTGAATAAAATTCTTAGCCGATGTTTGAGCATCAACTACCTGAGGAACCATTCCTCCACCACTCATTTCTACCTGATTACCAGTTTCTTGAATTTCCTCTTTAGATATAACCTCTTTTTGTGGTTTTTCTTTTTTCTTACCACCCCCACCAGCCATTTTGGCTACACCCCAAATAGCAACACCTCCCAACACAGCAGCGGCTGCCCAAGGATTCGCAGCAATAGCCATCACTAATTTTGGAATAATAGCAGTTAAAAGACCCACTACACCTTTTACCAATCCACCTAAAGGAGTAAGAAATAAAAGAGCAGCAGTCGTTAAGGCAGGCCACCAATCCCTAAAAAACTTTCCAAGACTCTTTATCTTATCCTGATTCTTAGGATTACCAAACCATTTCATTATTTTATTTAAAAGCACTCCCAGTATAACAGTCTTGACGAAATTCATTACAATATCCCAGATACTACTAAATGGTTTCACCATTGCTTGAATAGCTTTTCCAATTCCACCAGCTGCTTTTCCTACCCCTTCTAACTTATCCTCTCTTTTACCTCTTTTCTTTCGTGCTGCTTCTTTCTGAGCATCCCTTGCTTCCTTTCTATCACCCTTAAAATCTAAACGCAATACCTTTAATATCTCGTCAAGAACATCTCTTATTCCTTTAAGACCTTCTGTTTCTGTTTCTTTATCATCTTTACCTGCAGGAGGTTCTGGAGGTGCATCTACAGGTTTTGTTCCCCTAATATCATCAGCTGAAATTTTAGATTTTTTAAATCTTATCTTCCTTTCTTCAGGACTCAAATATTCTCCTTCTTCATCTTCACCCATCACTCGTGATTTAAAATCAGGATCCAATACAGTTCCCTTCTTTAAAGATTCTGCACTAATCTTTTTCTTCTTTGCTACTGGTTTTTTCTTTGGTATCTTTCTTGCAGTAGGTTTCTTCCTTGGTTTCTTTTTGGTTGCCGCAGGTTTCTTTGTTTCTGTACCACCTTCTTCTTTTTCACCACGTATATCATCTAAAACATCATCCAGTCCCTCAGGTATCTCTTCTTCAGATGTCTCTTCTTCAGATGTCTCTTCTTCAGATGTCTCTTCTTCAGATGTCTCTTCTTCAGGTGCTTTTTCTTCTTTTATATCCTCTACTACTTCCTCTATCTTATCCTCCCCTATATCCTCTACTACTTCCTCTATCTTTTCTTTCGCTGCTTGTAATTCAGCAATCTTTTTCTCAAGTGCAAGAACACGAATCAACGTTTTCCTTTGCATTCCAAAGGACTTACTTAACGTCTTATGTAAATCAGCAATTTGAATAGGTAACTTTTTTTCAAGCTCCTCAACTCTACCCTCTAACTTAAAATGAGGATCATGAGCACTCCTTAAAGATTGTATTAGATTTTTGTTTCCTTTAGGCATTCGCTTGTTGCTGTTTGAGTTTCTCTTCCTCTAGGTGTGCTCTCAACATCTCAACATACACGTCCCTTTCCCAAGGAATCATGTTTTCAATCTCAGTTAATGAATATTTATGATACTGCATGAGAGAAAAATTAAGTTTAAAATAATTTTCCAGACTCATGTATATCATTCCTATCCGAAAAAACTTGAAAGTCCCTCCAATACAACTTCATTCTCTACTTTAGTCTTAGGATTCTTAAACTTGACTGTATGAGAAAGTTTAGGCATAGTCTCAAAGAAAGTTTCAATCTCTTTAAACTGAGAGGAATTCATTTGATCCAAGAAAGAAGTAATCTCCTTCTTAGTGCAATCAGCTGCTGCCCATACTTCTTCTTCATTATAAATTTTATCTATACATGAAGCAATCAAATCAAAGGACTGATCCATACTTGCATCTTGCCCAAAATCAAAATTATTTTTAATAAACTCTGCAAGAGAAGGATACTTCATCTCCATCATCAAGTTGGAATCTAATTTAATCTGTTTAGTATGTTCATCGCTCTTTACTACTTTAATGTCATCAATAAGAACCTTCACGGGAACATAAGTTTCATTGTCATCAGGGCAAAGAAGTTTAACTTCCAGATCTTCTCCTACAGACTTACCCCGAATATTAAGGAACAAATACTCAATATCAAATGTAGGAAGAGTATCTACTTTAATTCCTTTAGTCTGAATACACGACTTTATAACATTCTTAATGGCAGTCGTTATCTCTTTTACATCTTCACCTTCTAAAGCTAAAACCAATAATTTCTCTTCTTTAACTAAAAAAGGTCTATATTGAATTGTTTGTCCACTCGAAGGTAATTCCAACTCATACGTCGGGGTGGCAATCTTTGGTAAAGGCATAATATCCTATAGAAATTTCAGTGTATTTTATTTAGCAAGTTTATTACAATACTGGATAAGGAGCTTTTTCAATTGTGGTTGCACCAGTAAGATATCTACTAAAGTTAAAATTAACCGTACATTTTAATGTCTGTGCTGCTTCATAAGTAACAGGCATTGCATTAATACTAATAGGATATGCATTTAAAAATGAATATATTAAAGAAGGTTGCTTATAATCTCTCTCAAATTTATTAATAGAAATGGTGGTTTGATATTGTCTTGGAAAGTTTACTCTATAAAAATAATTTGGATTAGACATATTCTGCTCATTAACAATATATCCAATCCATGTTTCAAAAAACTTTATCTGCTTATAATCCCTATCAACTAAAAAAGTAAAAGATGCAGTTGTATCATATTGCCTTCTATGAACATGTCTCTCTGTTATTCCAGTATGATCATTAGTAAGTTCAGCAGTAGCCAAAGAAGTTCCAGGTAAAGATGCCTCTATACACGACAAAGTATAATCCAAATCAGATCTTGAATTAGGAATTAACCCTTTAATTGCCTCTTTACTTTCAGGGGAAGTTGAATCTATTCCTCCACCAATAGCGGATGGGGGATTAAACCAACATTCATAATGTGTAGTTAACGCAGTATTTAAAATAGAAGATTTTAACCTCTCTACTGCTGTTGGTTGAGGGGTACGCATTATAGACCCATAAATATTACTACTTGATATATTATGTAGTCAAGATAAATGGGAGAAAGTAAAAAAAGTTTATTTAAACCCATATTTCCCAAAAAATACAAGGGAAATCCAAATAATATTATATGCCGTAGCACTTGGGAAACCAAATTCTGCAGCTATTGTGATTTGAATGAAAATATTCTTGAGTGGGGAAGTGAAGAATTCTATATTAAATATGTCTCTCCTCTTGATAATCGGTTTCATAAGTATTATCCAGATTTTATTATCAAAGTCAAGGAAAGCACAGGTCAAATCAAAACCTATGTGATTGAGGTAAAACCCCAGAAGCAAACTCGACCTCCTAAAAAGAAAAAAAAAGTGACTCAATCATATCTCTATGAATGTAAAACCTATGCGGTTAACACTGCTAAATGGGCTGCAGCAAGAGAGTTTTGCAATGATAGAAAAATTGAATTTAAAATCATCACTGAACAAGAATTAGGAATATATCATGGTAGATAGGCATCTTCAAAAAGAGAATCCATTTGATGAAAAGTATTTTGAACAATATTCCCAACAAGTAGGTGATAACAGAATTGCACCTATCATGGAAGAATTGAAAGAAATGAGTGATCCTGAAGATATGATGCTTCTTATCATGGATACATTAAAGGATACTGAAGTAGTTCCTGATGCAGGCCAATATTATACATTCATTTACACTGCAAAAACTCGCAGAATGCAATATGATCAACACCCCCTTGTTGCCGTAACTGATATTCAACGATGGGGATTTAGAGGGATCAATTATCATTGGGGTAAGTTTAGAAACTATACATGGGAAGAACTTCAAGGAGTCCTCTATGTAGTTCGACCCAGTGAAATAAATGACCTACGTGACATATCTTATGCTTATTTCTTAACAACTCTATAAATAACTAAAAAATAATTTAATGTCTCAATATAAGGGCAATAACACCAGTTTCAAACCCAATTATGCTGTTGCGGGAGAAACTAAAACTCCTATTAATGTGGTAGCCACATCAATGGATATTGGTGGACAATTGGTTGAAGGATATCAGGCTACTTATGAAAATGGTACATCTAAATGGACAGCAGCAGTTCATCAAGACCAAGTATGGGATACAACGAACGTAGATAGATCAACATTTACAGGAACTTATAATCAAAGTACAGGAAAATGGACATGGGAACCAACAACTACCAATAGTATTAAAAATTTAGCTAATGACTGGAAAGGAACTGGAGTTGATTATGAAAGAATATCGCAAGCAGAAATAGAACAGGCTTTTTATAATAACAAAAGTAATAACCTTCAACAAAAATTATCTACAGAACAAGCAAATGCATTAACAGAAGAATATGGTTCAGAAAATTTAGCAACAGTTAATAATGGTAGGTTTGCAGGTTTACCAGGAATACAAGGAAATGCTTCAGGAACTTCAAACACCACTACAGATTTCAGCATCAGTGAAAGCAATCAGTCTAATGTGGCTAATATAAAAGCACCAAAAACAAGAAAAAAATATGGAGATTATTTCTATCCTGATGATATTAAATCAAATAAACAGGATAGAGTTGTATTCACAATGAAGCAAAGTACAGGGCAAGTAATAGATCCTTCAATTAAACAAAATGTATCAGTTAGACAAAGAAAATCTGGTGGCATAGAAGGATCCGTAACTCTACCCATTCAATCTGGTATTAAAGATCTAAACTCTGTGTCATGGCAAGGATCTACTATGAATCCTCTTCAAGCCTTTGGTGCTGCTAAAGCTTTGGATATAATCGATGCTGCAGGAACGGAAGGTAAAAGTGTAGTAGATGCAACAGGAGATGCATTAAAGAGTGGTGGAGCGATGCTCAAAGATCCAGAGGTAATGAAGGGAATCAATGCAATGATTGCAGGTAAAGCAGCACAAACCCAAAATTTATTATCAAGGGCCACAGGTGCTATTGCTAACCCAAATATGGAATTGCTTTTTGATGCTCCTGCTCTAAGAGCATTTGATTTTACATTTACAATGTCTCCAAGAGATGGTAATGAAGCACAACAAATAAGAAATATTATTAATTTCTTTAAACAAGGAATGTCAGTAAAAACCACTTCTACTAATATATTTCTCAAAGCACCTAATTATTTTGAAATTAATTATATGACTTATGATGACCAAGGAAAACAGCAGAAGCATCCTTCTCTTAATATAATTAAAACCTGTGCATTATTATCATGTGCAGTTGACTATACACCAAATAACCAATACATGACATATAGTGATCCTGAAAGAAGTATGGTTCAATATACAATGAATCTACAATTTAATGAACTCGATCCAATATATGAACTGGATTATTATGATACTCTTGGTATGCAAGACGGCACAAACGTACAAGAAATAGGTTACTAAAATGGCATCTTACTTCCGCAACATTCCGAATTTTGAATATGTAAACCGACTGCCCGATTCTCACAGCAGTTCAGAATATATTGAAGTAAAAAATCTTTTTAAAAGAGGAAAGATTAGAGATGATATATTTAAAGATGTTACCTATTTTACCAAATACAGCATCCAAGGAGATGATAGACCCGATAATGTGGCTTTTCAGGTCTATCAAGATTCAAAATTAGATTGGGTAGTTCTTTTGGCAAATAATATCATCAACATTCAAGATGAATGGCCTCTTACTCAACAATCATTTGAAAATTATCTTCTCAACAAATACGAAAACCAGCAAAATATACACAGCATTCATCATTACGAAAGTAAAGAAGTAAAAAACAGTCTTGGAGCTACTATTCTAAAAGAAGGTCTTCAAGTTCCAAAAAATTTCTCAATGAAATTTCTTGATTCTAATTTAGGAACCTATACCGAAATAGGAGGGGCTGGAAATCCTATAACATCCGAAGTAACTAATTATGAGTATGAAGTAGACCTTCAAGATAAAAAAAGACAAATATACCTATTAAAACAAAATTATCTCAATATAGTTCTCACTGATATGGATAGAATGATGCCATATAAAACGGGTTCCACCCAGTATGTGAGTGAAACCCTAGTTAGAGGAGAAAATATTAAAATATATTCTTAATTATTCCTCTGCAAGTTTTTGGAAATAAGAAAGAGCATCATCCTCATCTGAACTAGCAGATGCCACAGGAGCAGCAGCTACAGGTTCTTTACGAGCATTAAAGTCTGGTGCATAAGAACCACGACTGTTATCTTCCTCTGCAACCTCTTCATCTATACGACGGACAGGTTGCTTATTACCTAAAACATAGTCCAAACGCTTCTTCAGGTCATCATATGACTTGAATTGGTCTGGTGCGGTGACAGCAGTGAGTGAATACTGCTTCTTCCACAATGCCTCTAGTGCATCATCGTCATCAAGTAATGGTGATACTGAATCGAACTCTGACTTATCATAGTTCCAGTAACCATCTTTCTTAACGATTTTCAATTTGAAATTAGCACCTTGCCAGAAGTCAAAAGGATTAATCGGAGTCTCATCCTCAAATTCAGGTTGCATGGATTCCATGACCTTATCAAAGATTTTCTTACCAAATTTATATAAGAAGACTTTACCCTCATTTTGAGGATTTGTAGGATCCTTTACGACATAGATGTTTGCATAGTAAGAAAGCTTACGCTTCTGCTTACGAACTACATCCTTATCTGACTCATTACCACTATTCCATAATTCACGATTATATTCGGAAACAGGATCTTTACCACCAGTAGTAGTTAAAGAATTTTCAATATACCATCCACCTGGTCCTTGAAATGCATGAGAATACATCTTTGCCCAAGGGATATCCTCTCCATTAGGAGCAGGAAGGAATCGAATAACGGCATAACCGTTACCTGTTTTATCAAGTTCTGGTTTCCAAAGGCGATCATCACCTCCTCCACCATTGTTCATCTTCTCCACTTCTTTGACCAATTTAGAAGTCAAAGATCCTAGAGAGGATTGTTTTTTTAAGTCTGAAAATGACATTTAGATTTTTATTGAGATTTGGCTTGTGTGTACCTTTTTAGTATATCAAGTTAAAGGTTCTTTGTCAATCTGTTTTTTCATCATACTTACCATATTATTCATATTAGCAAATAAAATGTTCATGTCCACATTAGTAGGAAGACCCATTTGACGAGCACCTTCTAAAATATTCTTTTTCATTTCTTTAGCTTCAGGATCATCTGATAAACTAACACGAGTAAAAAGAACTCGTTGCTTATTTAAAAGTTTCTCCAAAATAGCAACATGATATAATTGATCGTCTTTTGACATTGTGGGAAATTTGAAGACATTGGTATAAACCTCCTCTTGGAGTTCATGTATCTCTGCCATTTCTGCACGGACAACTTCAGAATCGAAAAAGCTCATAGGACAGTTTGTTTAAGAATCTTTTTATACTTGGGTACATCTATATTTAGGAAAGGTTTATATTTTTTTATCTTCTTACTGACGGTTTCCCACACGGGATCGTTCAATCTTTGATCAAAATCTTTTCTGTAGTCAAATACAGAATCACAGATTACAAGAGTTTCGAGTGATATTTTCCCACCAAGATAATTTCTTAAAATTGGTGGATGTCCATCAGAACAGTCAAATACCTCATTTACCTCATTATTCTCAAAAAGCAAATTTATCTCTTCTTTGAAAATATACGAAAGTGACTGAATTTTCTTTTTCCAGTCAATATAGCGATTTTCGCCTTCTTTTATCATTTCACCAATCCACATAGTTGCTGGATCTGTGGTGTGTATGAAATTAGAGACGAAAAACTCTTCTACCTCTTTATCGTTTTTTTGCCTTGCAAACTTCTCAAACCAAAATCTGTCCTTTCTCTTATAAAAGGCTTGTTGAGTTGCTCTCGTCTTACCACGATACTTGATATAATCATAATGATCTTTAGTAAAGTGATTCTTCAACGAGAGATAACAACGATATGCATCAAAAGGCATCATTCTTCATTCTGTATCAATTCTTTCCAATGTGCATACATCGCACCGTAGACCATTCCCTCATGGGCTCTGATCTTTGATCCGTCCAATAGTTCCAATTCCCTCTTTGATAATTGTCTTGGGGTCATGTCCCTGTATTCCTTCTCCCAGTTTGGGATTCTTTTTATGTAATTCATTGGATAATTGACGTTCAATTTCAAATTCTAAATCAGATAATGAGGATGTCAAATATTCTTGATACTCATTATCTTCTATAAGATCATATAAATGAGCAATGTGCTCTAGAGCAAAGACTAACTTAGTCTGTGTATTCATTCTAGGCATTATCCATTATTTTTCTTATCCTGAATTTCTGCACGTCTTGCTTTTGCAAGTTTAGTCAAATCACCAAGAGCTTTACGTGCTCTAGTACCTGCGACTTTAACACCCTTATCTTCAAAAGATTCAGATTCGGAAATGTAAGAGTTAAAAGACTCTAGGATTTGTTCATGTAAGGTCATTTTCTTTATTTAAAAAAAGTAATAGGGCAAAAAAAGCTTGGAGTTTTTTTTCCGCCTTTTTTGGAATTAAAAGCTAGCCTCCCCTGAGGCTAAAAAATTAATTTCGCACGACTAGTTCGCTTTAAAAAATTTAACTCTTGTGCCTCATACTTTATCTTCTCCTTTAACGGTTTAGATATAAGTTTAGGAACTGATTCCAAATCAATACTGTTCTGCTCACAGAAATGAATGATAGCATCAATGTAATTAAGGTTACCATTTTCATGGACCAAAGATTCTATCTCCTGTGCGAACCTAGACGGACAGAAAAATTTATTTTCAAGTGCCTTCTCTAGTTCATTCTCCATTCGATGCCCCAGTATTGTGATGTACAAATTCTTTAATATATCGAACTAGAAGTTTAATATAATCCCCTTTGTTCCTTTTGTCAAATACTTTTACTTCACCTGAAGGGGTTACCATCAAAGTAATAAGTTTTTTAACAGGAATTTCAGTTAGTTCGTAGTAAGCTGCAGCATAGAAAGTCTCCTGAACAAAATAGTTTTCCAACCATTTCTCAGGTTTAATCTTCTCAGATGTTTTAAAGTCTATGACTGCTAATTCGCCTTCATACTCTGCTATACAATCAACTCTACCTGCAAGACCAAGGTACTCTGAGTAAAGGGTTCTCTCTATAGCGTGTATGTTATTTATCTTATCCAGATATGGTGCTGCATGATGAAACATGAACTTGGTTGCTGGCATATAATCATCCCAGTTAAGTTCTTTGTTCTCTAAGTATGCCTGTGCTGCTTCATGAAAATCAGTTCCACGAGTGGTAGCTTTCTTTGTAATTCTATTTGCTTCTTCTATTCCTACTTTCTTTCTCCACTTAATAAAGATATCACGATTGTAAAAAGAAGTTACAGACGTAATAGAAGGAACCCACTGACCATCAGGTAGTTGATACAACCTACAACCAGGAGTTTCTTTCTTTTCTAATTCAAGTTCACCTAAGAAATTACAATGAGTAAAGGTCATAAATTAAGTTCCAGTTTCGCAAGTAGATATTCCTTACACAAACCTGATCTTACAATATCCTCAACACCAAATTCAATGATGTCAACTGATGGCATGATACGAAGGATCTGCATGAAATCATGGATACCATTCCTCTCATTTTGCTTAATCAAATCAGTCTGAGTAGCATCACCACAGAACATTATTTTTGTGTCTGTACCGATCCTTGTTATTATACTATCTAATTCATGATAATTCAAGTTCTGAAATTCATCTACAATAATGATGGCCTTATCTAATGTTGTACCCCTAATGAATGATGTGCTCCAGAAATCAATAGTATCTTGACCTTTTAAATTACCATAGAGCATTTGGAAGTCTGCATCTGATGGCATCTCAAACATATACTTCACCATATTCTTGTAAGGAATCTGATAAAGTAATGACTTATCTTCATGATCTCCTGGTAGGAAACCAATCTCTCTGGTTGCAACAAGTGACCTTACAATATAGATTTTATCATAAGGAGTACTTGGATCGAGAACTTCTTGAAGAGCATTATAAAGAGTGATGAATGTCTTACCAGTTCCTGCTGCACCATAAGCAACAAGATTCTTTCCATTCTTATAGGAGTCAAATAATTTTTTCTGATTATCGGTGAGGGGTTCGATGTCCCTCATCATATCAGTATTAATGGGTTTCTTTCTTTTCATCTGCTTAGATGTTAATCCTACACCTATAGGTTGATCTGATTTCTTTTTTCTAGCCATATTAATCAGACATTGCCTCCGACTCAGTTGTACCAATATTTTTGGTTCTTGCTAATCTTCCAGAGATACCTCCAGATTTTTCAGCACTCTTGAGAATGTCACCCCATCCAGGATTCTTATTAACAACTTTATCTCTCCATTCACCAAGTTCAACTCCCATAAGGGGCATACTAGCAGGATCAGAATAATCACGAGACCAATCAGGATTATCAGTACACCACTGATCCCAATCATGGACACTCATCATAATTTCTTTCTGTTCGCCAGTTTTCTGATTAACAACAGGGTACGTAGCCATACAAATCTTAATAGGGTTTACGATTATTTAGGAAATCCAGTCAAGAGCTTCCGCAACAGTAGGAAATTGCTCTTTAAAAATAGAACGAACTCCTTCTGCTACCTCCATATGCTCCTTCTGTGTTCCATGTGCAGAACGTAGGTCAATATAATGCACCCATGATCTTACAGAACCAGTCATATAGATTCTTGTAGGAGTAGCAAGAGGCAATACAAATCTTGCACATTCTTTTGCTATACCTGCTTCAAGCATCTCTTTATATAAATGCATACCATTAACAAAATGCTTCTGCATCTTTGCATTGAAATCTTGAACGACTAGAGGATCTACATCATCAATACTATTCTGCCGATTCTTATCATCCTGCCTTCTAAGCTCTGGTAAAGGAATCTCTTTCCCTAGCATACTACTATCAGCATACCGTTGAGAGAACTCTTGGTATGTAAATGATCTATGACGTAATATCTGTGCAGCAAGTCCTCTGGTAGTATTAATCTCTACCGTCATGAATGCTTGCTCAAAGACACTCCAGTGACCGTGCTTGATGCAATACTTAAGAAGACCAGCAAACTTATCATTGTCTTGGTTCTTAGGGTTAGAAACACGGGCCACGTATGCCATGTGTTGTTCAGCATCAGGAGTGACACTAACTAATTTAATTTGGGAATGCATCGTTGTCTTCGTATTCAAAGGACTCGTCGTAATCAGGAGGGGGAGAAGAAAATGCAGGAGTATCCGTTTCTAACTCAGCATAAATTTCATTCTCTAACTCATCTACAATCTCTTTAAGAGCTTGTACTAGAACTTTAAATTTTGCTTTGTTCATTAAATCTCACTAGATCGTCTGTCTATATCTGACATCGTATGACTTGACTTAAAATATTTGTTTATAACTTCTACTTGATCATCATATCTAGCAATTTTATCCAACTCAACTTGAATTGCTTCAGTAATATCAGAATGCTCTCCAATACCTGCTGGATGTTCCAAGTATACTTCTACGTTTGCTCTATGCTTTGCAATCTCTCCTTGTGCATGTGCCAAGACTGCTCTTAATAATTGTTCTCTCATATGTAGTGCCATGATACTCGTTCTCCTCAAGTTAATTATATATTAAAAAAGGGGGTATGTAAACCCCCTTGTCATCTAACTCTTAGAAGCGAACTTACGTTCTACTTTGATACCACGATACATTAAATCATGGTTTCTTTTTTGAGCTTCTGCTTGTACCATTTGACGGTACGCTTCAGAGTCGTACTTGACTCCACGGTAAGTGACTTGTGCCATTGGCTTTCTCCAAAGTAGTAGGGATTTTTGCCCCGTTCCTTCAGTCGGCATTTGCGTCCCCGTAGGGATGAACGATCCGTTCCGTGTCGGCTTACTTGCGACCTCTTCTGAGGTTGAACGATTGTGTTAATAATAACACATGTATACTATATAGTCAAGTAAAACTGTATCAAACGATACCATTTGCAATACTTTGTGCAGATTTGTTAACTTCTATTAACTTCATTGCCCATATGCGGTCTTCTAAACTTACTTCTTCCTCGGATTTAATCGCATTACAAATTTCTGTAAGACGTAATCTATAATTGGTACTTAACATAGTCCAATAAAATAAACGATAGGTAACTAATACCATTATTCACTATCATCCTTCATTATTTCATCAACCATTTTACTAATCATATCTTCTGTCTCATCCATACTCTGTACAGCAAAGAGAGAAGACTTTCTATACTTCTGGATCTTTTTATACTTCTTAACTATCTTATCAATCTCAGCCTTCGATACCTTTACATTTAATTGACCACCTTGATTGGCAAATCCCAACCCACTCTCCTCTTTACTTTTTTCAGACTCTAGGTATTCATTGATGTTGTTCTGAATCTCACCTTCAATAATGTCATTTATTTGATCCCTAATTTCATCACTCATCTTCTTTCATCCTCCTTTTTCTTCTTTTTCTTTCTGGGGGTTTTACATTCCATAGATTAGGTCGGATTGTACCATGACCATATTCAATGGATTGAACTGCACCCTTTCCATACTTATCATAATACATATCAAACACATTTGCCATCTTCTCTGAACGAGTCACATCTAAATGTTCTTTACCCTCTACCATATATGTGACATTAAAAGCATCACTAGGAAGTTTCCTATCATTTGCTTTTTCTTGTGTAGTTTTTTCTAAAACAATCTGACAGGAATATTGGTCTGTATTTTTCTCAATTTTCTTTGGTGGTTCTGCTTTCTTCTCTGTCTTTGTGGTCATGAACGTCCTCCCCATTGGATGTCTGGATATGCTTTCTTAACCATATCATATGTAATATTATACTTCTCTTCAAGAGCTTTGTCTTTTACCAAACAAATTATCTCTGCCTCTTCAGGATGAAGTCCCTCAAGCATCTGAATAAACATTGTTTCTCTACGCATTGAACTAAGACTATCATTACCACCCTTTACAAAGTGATAAAGATTTCTCCACTCTCTACGTAATGAAGTATGGTCTGTACCTACAGGAACCTCATTCTTATTATAAGGAACTGTCCCTTCAGGAATCATAGACACCACAGTCTGATCAAAATTCCAAATAAGAATAGATTTCAAAGCATCACTTGAATACTCTTCTAAAATTTCTATTTTCTTTGCTTTAGTTCTTTGCTTATCTACAAGTGCAAGAACTTCATGTATAAAAGGATTAGGAGGCAGTTTAACTGCTGTCTTCCTAGTCGTCGTTTTCTTCGTCGGTGTCATGTGTTTCAATTCTTAGGGCTAAAATTTCATCGGGAAAAACATTCCCATTTGCATCAAACATTTCTGGATGAGTATAAACCGTTTGAGGAGTTGTTTCATATGAATGCTGTCTTGCCATCCATCCTATCATACCTCCCACTAATAATGCAAGTATAGACATTACTGTCATAAGTGTCAATGATACTACAAGTGTTTCTGACATGGCACTGCTCCAGATAGTTATTTTTTTCTAATGTCCAAGTAAAAATTAAAGTGAAAAATAATTTCTCTATTCCAAAGAGCAATCAAGTTTCCAAACTTTACTTGAAATGTTTTAGGTTTTTCGGGTTTCTTCTTCCTCCTTAGTAATAATTCTACACCCCGATTGATCTCGGTTGTGTCTTTATTTAGAATTTTTTTTGCGTCTTCCTGGTCTTTTGTCATGTCTATACCTCACTGCATCTTCAAGAATACCTCCAAGGTATGCTTTTATTTTACGTGCTTGAGGTTTAGAGATATGTCCATAAGCCTCACGCAATTGTTTATGATCGTTGTCAGCACCTCCTTTAATATATTCTTGGAGTTCTATTATTTGATCAGAGATTTCCTTTGCAGTAGAACTCTGAAGAAAAGCATCTACTTCTACTTTTTTTGTTTTACGATATTCTAGAAACTGATAAAACTTTAATTGCATCTTACCATCAAACGCAAGTTCAATGGCATGTTCAATCATATCATATACAGTTTCAAAGTCATCAACTTTTTTCATCAGACTAATTTGTTCTCCTTTAGATACTGAACTGTCTCTGTACATCCACCGATGTGCTGTATGTCATTTATTACTACCTGAGGAAAGGTGGATCCTTGTCCGAACTGCGAATAGAATCCTGGTCTATCAAAATCCTCATCCAGTTTATAGATGACATGTTCTAACTTAGATAACTGTAACACCTGTTTAACCTTATCGCAATAAGGACATCCATTTTTAGAATAAACAGTAAACTTCATATTACCTATTAAAAATTTATTTATTGTTAGCAACTACTGAGGCCCAATCGGCATCAAATAATTGCAATCCTTTGTCTGTAAGAACATGGTTGTACATCTTCTCAAAGACTGTTGGTGGCATCGTTACTACCTGAGCACCAAGGGCAAAAGAAGTAGAGACTGCTTTCACTCCTCTGATGGATGCAGATAGGATCTGAGTTTTGATCCAATGCTTATTAAAGATCTCAGCAATGTCACTAATAACATCTAACCCATTAACTGAGTTATCGTCAAGTCTTCCTACAAATGGTGAAACATATGTAGCACCTGCTTTAGCAGCCAGTATTGCCTGTGCAGCATCAAAAATCAATGTAACATTAACCTTTGTACCATCTTTTGCTAACTGATTACACACATAAAGACCATCGGGTGTACAAGGTACCTTGATAGTTGCTACTTCTTGGAACTTAGTGGCAAGTCTACGACCCTCAGAGGTCATCTCTTCACGAGTTCCGACTACTTCCATACTAATGTCTCTTACACCTGCTTCAGAGAGTTCCTGGTACACATCCTCAGGATCTCTACCACTCTTCATAATCAGGGTAGGATTAGTTGTTACTCCATCAATAAGTCCAGTCTCAAAATGTTCAAGAATGGTTGAGACATCTGCTGTGTCTAAAAATATTTTCATAAGAATAATTTACCTAGAGTATCTATAAAAAAGAATAAAAAAGGAGACCCTTTTGTGAGGGTCTCCATATTGTATCAGGTTGTTTGAATTTTATCAACCAACTGATGGAGCAACGAGTGCAACCTCAGATGTCTCAGCAGATGCTAAGTCAAGTGGGAAGTTGTGAGCATTACGCTCATGCATTACTTCCATACCAAGGTTTGCTCTGTTAAGAACATCACCCCAAGTAGGAACAACCTTACCTGATGAGTCTACGACTGACTGGTTGAAGTTGAAACCATTAAGGTTGAATGCCATTGTGCAGATACCCATAGAGGTTAACCATACACAGATAACAGGCCACGATGCTAAGAAGAAGTGGAGTGAACGAGAGTTGTTGAATGATGCATACTGGAAGATAAGTCTACCGAAGTATCCATGTGCAGCAACGATGTTGTAGGTCTCTTCTTCTTGTCCGAATTTGTAACCATAGTTTTGTGAATCCAAACCTGTGGTCTCACGAATAAGTGAAGATGTAACCAGTGAACCGTGCATAGCACTAAACAAAGCACCACCAAACATACCCGCCACACCTGCCATGTGGAATGGATGCATGAGGATATTATGTTCCGCTTGGAATACAAACATAAAGTTGAACGTACCCGAAATGCCGAGAGGCATACCGTCAGAGAATGATCCTTGTCCGAAAGGATAGACCAAGAAGACAGCAAAGGCTGCTGATACTGGGGCTGAATAAGCAACACAGATCCAGGGTCTCATACCCAGACGATAGGACAATTCCCACTGTCTACCCATATAAGCAGAAATTCCAATGAGGAAGTGGAAGATTACCAACTGGTAAGGACCACCATTGTAGAGCCACTCATCAAGAGTTGCTGCTTCCCAGATAGGGTAGAAGTGTAATCCAATTGCGTTGGAAGATGGAACTACAGCACCAGAAATGATGTTGTTTCCATATAAGAATGAACCAGCTACTGGTTCTCTGATTCCATCGATGTCCACAGGTGGAGCAGCGATGAATGCTATAATGAAGCAAGTTGTTGCGGCAAGCAAACAAGGAATCATTAAGACTCCGAACCAACCAACATAGATGCGGTTGTTCGTACTTGTTACCCACTCACAAAACTCACTCCATCCAGTTAGGAGACCTTGGTCTCTCTTCTGAAGAGTTGTCATTTGTAATAGAACGTTAAGTGAACGGTAAGATAAAGACGGATTGGCCTGCCTAGTCTTGGTAACGGCAGTAAAAAAAGATGAGCATATACTCACCGAAGTTATTTATTATAACGTTATGTTAAGCATTTGTCAAGTATCTTCTGATACCTTAATAATTTATTAAGTATTTTTGCATTATATATAGAGATAGGTTTGGTGTCTCTAAATGAAAAGACTTTTACCTATACTAATGCTTTTGATGAGTGCTCCACTTGCTGCGAGGGCAGATATAACATCCAGAATGACTTCTAGTGTTCAACTGCAAGTCAATGCTGCTGCAACACAAATGCAGAGAATTGGTTCTTCATTTAGTATCACGGGTAATAACGTGGACACAACTGATGGAACAACAGCTAACACAATATCGGCTGGTACTATAGCATCAGGTGTCTATTCTCCTGGTACTATTGCTGCAACACAGGATGATCCAGGTGAATCTTTCAGTTTCACTCAGGCATTTACTCAAGCTGATGCGATTGATACAACTGGACCTGACATCGGTGATGTTTCGGCATATGGTGATCAGTTATCTACTGCTGCTGGAAGTGCTGGAGACCTAGCTGGTACTGTCACAAGTCAAGGTGCTTTGACCGTAACTGCTGGTGGTGCAGGTACAGTAGCTACTGGACAGTTTGTAACTGAGCTTTCAATACACTAGGAAACTAGGACATGAAAAGGCTTATAACTATATTAGCGTTGGTATTAGGTAGTGCGGGTACTGCAAAAGCAGTCCCCGTGGTCCCCAACTTCCAACAGGGCTCGATGACGAGCCACACCGAGACTGAATCGACAGTCACGGAAACTATAAACTCAATTGACTATAGGACAGGATGGGAATACTCAGTGACTGGGGTAGGGGTAGACAACAATGGAGAACCCCTCAACCCCAATGTGAGCACAACAACAGTGCAAGTCTCACCAACCGTGGGAACAGACGAATCAGGAGCAACCGCAGCAGCAGTAACTTCTTCGTTCGATGCATTAAACTTCTCGACACAAAACGATTTCACAATCCACGAACCTGGAGCAGCCTTTCAATTTACCCAAACGTATTCTGGGCCAGGAATGACAAATCAAACAATAATTCAAAGAGTAACCACTATCCAAAGCGTCACAGATACCACAAGTACCTTTACGCAATAGCTAGTTTAAGTAGTCTTTTAACACCAAATATCGCACTTGCACAAGGTGTTGGTGGTGTATCGGCAACTGCTAATCCAATCGCCAATAGTTCTGGCTCAGTTACGAACCAAGCTATTCAGGTTCTTCAAGGTCCATACATAACTAACACTTATGGTGGTGGTGTACAGTGCCAAGGTAGTACGTTTAACCTTACACCATACATACAGTTCGCAGATAGTAGAAAAGATCCTTGGGAAGATTTTTATAACGAACCACAATATAATACAACCGATGCAACAGGTAAGATGGTTCCGACATATGTTACTGTCAAGAACTATCCTTGGGAAGATTGGTACGATGATAGAACTTACATATCTGATGGAACTGATGGTAATCCTGTTGGATCTACGCAGAGATGGTTCCCTGATGGGTCAGACATCTCCATCATTCAAGATATAGACAGTCCTAATGGTGTTCCTGATGTAGTTGATAGTGGTGGTACTATGACACCATCATGGTTTAAACCAGTGCGTACAGACATGAGAGCAAACCAATCATTTAACATAGGTCTCTCTGGTACTCTCTCTATACCACTGAATAGAAAATTAGTAAGGCAATGTCATGAAGCTGCAACAAATCAAAATCAGTTAGTTGCTCAAACAGTTGCTAATAAGAGGTTAGATTTTGAAATAGCTCGTCTCAAAAATTGTGGTGAACTCAAAAAACAAGGTATTATGTTCCATCCTAAGTCACCATACTATAGTGTATGTGCTGATGTAGTTGTTACTGCACCTGGTGGTAAGATACTTCCTCATGAACACCAAATACCACAACCAGAGTGGACTAAACCTAATGAGGAATCTACTTCTTCACAGCCTTCTTCAGAGTCTGTATCGCCTGGTTCCGATCTCGTTGAGCCACCTGACGTTCCCGATAAGAAAGTATCTTCTCTTTCTTTCCCAAAATTTTCTTTACCTTGGCAACGACCTTCTTCACAACAGGCTTCACCACCTTCAAAAGAAGATCCGCTAGGGGTTTGGCAAGTAGGGCAGATGAAGTCGCAACCACAGCAATAGTAGCAGTAGTAGATACAATAGGAATACTTGGGAGGTATTGTTCTGTAAAGGATAATGTCTCCCATTGTGTTTCACATACCTTTCCGTCAGGAGTTAATTTATATCCAACAACCTTCTCTGTACCTGCCTGATTCAAGTCTCCTATACGTCTTGCATTAGGTGGAGGACATTCTACTGGTCCGTCAGTTTGAGGTGGTGTTTCAGGTGGTTTAGGAGGATCTATATCAGGTGCAGGTGGAGGATCACCAGTATCTACACCTTCAGGAACTTCATCCGAATCTGGATTTAAATCTTGCCAAGTTAGTCCTCTATAATCATACTCTGCTGGATCATAATAAGGAGCACCAGCATCACACAATACTGTATTACCTTTAGGGTCATCATCGACCAACATCTTATTTCTTGATCTCTGCTTTACATTCTCCTTATGAACCTTAACACAACCTGGCATATTAACTACAGGACTTCCTATAATTTCAGTAACAGGAACAGTTGGAGGTATTACTGTTGGAGCACCATTCTCAAATATTCTGGCATCAGCAATCTCACTCACACCAATAGGGTTTATATTTGTATCTGTTAATTGAATATTTGTCACAAATTGTACCTCATTACCAGTCACTTCTATATTATCAGGATTATCCACTTGTCCTACTTGTATTAAATTAGTATTAGTTATTGGTATACCATTTACATTTACTGGAGCAACTGTATCTGCACCATTTACTTGTATTACATCTGCACCATTTACCTGTACATTATTAGTATAAGGTATAGAAGCATCATAAGTTGTGACACGACGTATGTTACGAATACCACTCATGATACTTTACTACCATATGTTCCTGCTTCAGTACCGTCAGGATGATCTTTTAAGTATTGCATATAATTAAACCCACTACCTTCAGGGTAAATATATTTTCCATTCTCATCAAAGTTAGGGTTCTTTGCCCGTGACTCTGCTGATGGGTATGTTGGTTTAGGTCTCTTCCCTTCTCTTATCTCATTACCTATTCTCCTTCTTCTCTGATTACCAGTCTCATGACCTTCAGGCATAGTAGGCCAAGAAGTTCCTAAAATCCTTTTAATATCATCTTTAGTATAACCATTAGGATGCATTCTCTGTAACCTCTCTGTCAGGAATGAGATTTAACTCACCTACCACTCCACCTATAACAATGAAAGCAGTAAGTACAGCACCAGCACCCCATACCCATTTCTCAAGTGCTCTAATCCTTTCTCTTACATCTTCATTTAATTTAGTGATCCTCTCATCTGTCCTATCAATTCTCTTATGAATCAACTCCATACGACGAGTAGCATTCTCAAGAGTACTATCAAGGACAGCAATCTTTACGTCTTGCTCTGAGTCTTTGTTAGTAATGTCAGTCATTACTTATCTTTCCAACCACCAGCTTTTAACCAGTTGTTATAGTGGGGATTATTCCAACTGTCACTGATCTCATAGGAAGGGATAACAACCTCTTGAATATATCTTCTATTCTCTTCAACAAGTTTTACCTTGGCATCTATTTGAGCACCCCACCAAACTGCTGCACCTAATTGTGCTGCTAAGAATGTAAGTACTGGGATTGGAATGTTTTTCATTTTTCTGCTGCGTATAATGCAAATGTAGAAGTAGTTATAACAGTCATCATGTTAGCAATGTGTTGTTTCACATCAGAATCACATACCTTACCAGGCATGAAGCATCCAAATATAGTTGCCCCTACTATTGCTAACTGGAAAAAGATTACAAACCTTATAAGGTCAATAACCTTATCCTTACTGTTGTGGGATTTGTTCACGATAATTTTGCTTAGGATCTTTAAGACCCTTAACAGGTCCAGAGCTCTTAGGCCAGTTATTAACTAACTGTATATATATTTCTTCTCTCACTACTTGTCTGATTGCTTCTATCTTAGCATCCTCTCTCTTCTGAGGACCACCTTGCATCTTATCAATCTGATGATTACCACCAACAAAAGCACCTGTTCCTAGAACTGCTGTTGCTGTTGTAATTGATGCTGCTTTTTGTATATCCATTAGATTAAATCTTTTAACTTATATAGACTAACAAGTTCTAGACCTGCTAATTTCATAGCAGTATGGGCCTCACCATTCTCTTGACGGTCTACAATAGCAACCACACGTTTAACTTCATAACCAGCATCACGCAATCTCTTGACTGCTTGAATTGCTGAACCACCTGTAGTAATCACATCCTCAAGGACAGTAATCTTGGTTCCCTCTTTAGGTAGTGGACCTTCAATCCATGCTTGAGTACCATGACCCTTTGCTTCCTTACGAACAATAAGACCATTAACCATCTTACTATCCAATGCAGATACTAATGACACTCCACTCACTAAAGGATCAGCACCGAGAGTAAGTCCTGCAACATAACTTGTATCCACATACATGAGCATGGAAAGACTAACTAATGTAAGTCCTCTTCCACTTAGTGTAACTGGTTTACAATTCACATAATGCTCATTGGTTTTACCAGAAGAAAGGGTAAACTCGCCCTTCTTATAAGCATTATCCTTTAAAAGTTTTAATAATTCTTCTTTCATTTAATAATCTATAATAATTTTATTAGGGTTGACTGTTAAGGTTCCTCCCATTTCTAATGCTATATATTCCAATTCTTCTATCAACTGTTCATGACTAGGTGGAGTATATCCAAATAATTTTCTAGTTAAAGCACCTGGTCCAGTATGTTTAGGTAGTGCCATCATATTCCTCCTTAGTTATAGTCCACTCAGCATATAATCGTCTGGTGGTCTCACCTTTTATATTGATTGTTACTTGATCATTACTCAACCAGAGTCCCAAACGATCTCCTAATTTCACGTAAGTCCTCAAAATTTTTCTGTTTAGTGCCGCCATCATAAGACCAAGCATAACCCTCCGTAATCATTTGTTCATTTAGGGAAACATCAGCATCGCCAATGTAGAGCCAACCAAGAAGCCTACCATACTTCCCAACGCCACCCTTAAGTTCAGTTCTAATAGTGAGTTCCTCATCACCTTTAATAGTTTCTGTTAGTTTGGCTTTTAACCAATTGGTAGCATCTATTCCTAACTCCTTCTCTTCTAAATCTCTAGTCCTCTTTTCTGGAGTGTCTACTCCTGCAATTCTTACCCGTTCTTTCTTGTATAAATCGAATCCAAGATCGATCAGAACATCTATCGTATCCCCGTCCAATACTTTCACTAT